ACTCACATAGGCGTTACCAGTTAGGGTAAAGTCCTTAGAGGCTACAACATTACCCGTTACATAAGCATTACCACTTAGAGTAAAGTCCTTAGAGGCTACAACATTACCAGAGATATAGGTATTACCAGTGACAAGGATATCTTCGTGCGCGTAAATATTAGCATCAACGTGGGTGAGGCCATAGACATGAACGTTAATGTCTTCATCAGTTTTGGGTGTAAATGTGTAATCACTTGGTTTCGCATCTGTATAAGCTAAAGCAAATTCATCGGTGTCCTCTCGGTAACCAATAACAACGTTTGAGAGTGCATCTGGACGGTGCATCAAAATACCTAAATCAAGGGTCGTATCACTCGCTCCGTTATTTGTCCCAAGTTCAATAAGAGGATCCCTAATCGCAATATTTTCTGTATAGATCACAGTGGCACCCCCGTTTACACGAAGATTGCCGTCAACTACGAGATTATCTAAAATGGCTACGTTACCCGAAACGACAAGCACGTTTGAACCCACATCATCAATGTAGAGGTTTGAGCCAACACTCACGGTGTGTTGTGGGAGTAAGTTTGAAATACCGATGTTTGAGTCTGTTACAAATGCTACACCATTATCTAACATACCTCCACCTATGAATTGAGCAGTATTTGATGTGGCATTAGAGCGATTTACTACAGTATCTAGAGTTGAACCGCCGATAAGAGCATTTGCTGACTCACCGGATTCGGTAATTTCTTTTGTGTTCCTATCATACATAAGAAGTACAATCTCCGGAGCTGTATAATTAGTCCTATTTCTGATTGGTGACAAATATACAGCATTACTATATTCTGTTGGAAATGAATCGTTACTCGCATTAAAAATGATTGTATTTTCTGCTTGTTCCGGGCCTTCGGGTACATGCTTACCAAACCTAATCTGAGTAGATCTCTCTACTGTAGGTAAGTTCTTAACCATTTAATATAGAGTGGTAAATTAATTTGCGTAGAGAAGACCCGCCATTCCATTTTGTATACGGAGGATATTGTAATTGACTGCATAAATTGTGTGATTTATGGGTATAGTTTCACTCATGATTTTGGCTGACTCTATTCGGCTGAAGTTGAGTGTACCAGTTGGCTGTAGAGAACTTGTCATGAGACAGAAAGGGTAGAGGAAGAAGTCTGGTGAGGTTACAAAGTTTGTATGATAGTAACTCATAACATCTATGAAGTGGGGTTTACCCCATTTATAATTGGTTAATTCAACTCCATTTATGACCAATTTAATTTTATTTGTTGGTGAAGTAAGGGCGCCATCGGTAGTTGTATCGGATGACGCGATATATTTAACTGGGTGATTGAATATAAGATCCTGTGTGGTCTCTCCACCTGGTATATTTTTTTGTACCTGTGTAATCAGGAGATCGTGGGTTCGGGTAGCTATATTACCCCTCTCTTCGTTGTCTAGATAGTAATAGTTTGCATACATTTCAAAGTTGTAGTCGGATGCGAGTGGTCCCCAATAAATTCTTAGTTCAACGTTGTGATAATTTAGAGCCACAAGGGGTAATGCACATTGTGGTCCTTCACAAAAGAAGAAACGAAGTGGGTAGAAATAAGAACGCGCACTCACACCTGGGTGTGTACCTATCGCAGATCTAGAAACGTTTTGAGCGAATGTATCTATCGCAATGTATTCAGTGAAAATAGAGTCCTGACTGTCAATTACAGAACCACCGATGAGTAATTCAACCTTATCGATGAGAAGATCCCAACGAGAAGTGTCCATAGCTTGATTGGTATCGTCTATGGTGAGGTAAATATAGCCAAGCATATCACCAGATTTATCAATCTGAACACTTGACATCGAGTTATTTTTCACATCTCCGCGTATCGTCTGCTTCTCAACGGATTGTGAAAAATTGGAGTGTCTTTTAAACGTGGAATTAAAAAACGATATCTCCGGGTTGCCCATGATGTACTCATCCTGGGCACCGATTGCTACTAATTGAACAATACCAGAAGACATGTTTATTACTACTTTAAAGGGAGAAAATTACAAGTTTGGTTTTCTACACACAAATCTAAAAATTAAAAAGTTGGCACCATTATCTGTGGAATTTTTGATAGTGGTACCAGTTTGATCTCTAATCGTAACACTGAGACGATCAATTCTTCGGATTGGATTCACATACTGACTAACAATGGGGTAGTTATCCTTAAAGCTGATAAGAGAGTTACCAGCTTCGTGAGTAGTACTATCTGTAACGATACTCGCAAAAGATCCTCTTAACATACTCATGTGAGACTGACCCGTGAGAACGTTAGAGGCACGATCATTAAAGATGGTATCCAATTCTTCAACAGAAACATAGCAGTGTTCTGTGACAACGTTGGAGTGAATATGAGCGGCGAGGAGTCTAGCCTGAACTACATTTTTTAAGGGCTGCTGAAGGTGACAGGTAAAAGTATTAGCACTGTCTTGACCAATGGAATCAACAGTTATGACATGATATTCATAATCAAGATCTGGAATAGTTTGGGGAGAAGTAACCAAAGCCATTTATAATAGCTTAGATTAAAGATCCACCGATTCCATCCTCAATCTCATAACCGGCTTGCTCAGACACAACTTTTTGGGCACCACAGAGGCCACCTGGAGTAAGGCTCTTGGTGTAAGGGCTACCCATGGCATTACCAGGAGCACACTCAACACGGTGATCAAGGTCAAAAAGGGAGTCTTCGTTAACAGTCTTGATGACGATTGGTTTAGGTTGATAGTTACTGGTAGTCTTGAAGATACCAAGTACAAAAATCACGGCAATTAGACTGAAAATAGCTACGAGAGCATTCCGGTTGGCGCGATTGAGGGTATACATTTATAATGTACAGACATATTTTTTTGAAAATGCGTTAAAGGTTAATTAATAGTTTCCATATAGAGAGTAGATGGACGAAGAAATTGTCATTGATCGTGGAAGCACTAATGTTATGAAACTAGATGCCGATGAACAGGCCCTCATGGATGAAATTGAAATTTCTAGTTCTCGTCCTCAGCCTGTGCGTCGCCCTGTAACCAGTAGAGCACCCCCTTCGCATCAGCCCCAGATGCAGCACCAAGAGTCCATGGATGCTTTTGTCAACCCAAACAAACAATCGGCTCCTACTCAGCCACAAGTGGATGAAGAAGTTGACTATGGTGAAGATGAACCAATGTTTTTTGATGATGCCGATGAAGGATCCGGACTTCAGAATGAAGAGGCACCCTCCAAGGGATACAAATCCGTAGATGAAGAGAAGAGTGATCTTCTTAATAAATTGGGTCGTCTTGAGAAAAAGGGATTTAATGTGAACAAGAGACTCAATGCTTATTCTAGCGTTGAGGATCTTCGCACTGAAGTTAAGAGAATTACCTATAGCATTGATGTTGAACAGTCTATTCGGTTTTCTCGTCGTATGCTAGTGGCTTGTGTGACTGGGTTGGAGTTCCTTAACAAACGCTACAATCCATTTGAAATTCAACTTGAGGGTTGGTCTGAGTCTATCATGGAGAATGTTGATGACTATGATGGTGTCTTTGAAGAGCTTTATGTGAAGTACCGATCCAAGGTCAACGTTGCCCCTGAGGTCAAGCTTATCATGATGCTTGGTGGTTCCGCTATGATGTTCCACCTCACAAACTCCATGTTCAAGAGCGCTCTCCCCAATATGAATGATGTTCTCAAGCAGAACCCAGACCTAGTAAAGAATATGATGTCCGCAGTTCAGAACACGAGCCGATCCCCATCGGGTCCAGCTGACACCGCTCCGGTAGGTGGCACCGGACAATATGAGATGCAGGGTCCAGGCTTAGATATATCCAGTCTTATGGGTGGTGTGATGATGCCACCACCTCCACCTATGAACACGACCATGTCTACCAGTAACTCTGTACCACCACCTGAGCAGGATGATGACGATGTTTCCGACATTGTCTCTATTTCAGGAGAATCCACGGGTGGTGAGGTTAAACAGGTTTCGGTAGGTGATTCCAAACCAAAAAGAACCCGCCGAAAGAAGAAGACTGAAATTAATCTCTAACTAAAGTATAAATGATAGGTTACTGTCCCCTGGAGGAACTAGAACCTCCTACACGACGCGAACAGCCCGTCGTCACAAAGAAGGCTGAGGTCAAGTCAGAAATTGGTCTAGAAGAAAGTGAGTGTAATTACGTCGTCATGGCTTTCATTGTCGGCGTTCTATTTTTAGCCGTCTCTGATTCCATCAGGGCATAATTTAAATTGATTCTACCTTCGGGTCTCCCCCGAATGGTAAAATTGATTAGTAGTTAAAAGTTGTAATCTCTGTCTGACCACCAAGACCATTGTCAAGATTGCCAGCAAGTGTAAGACCTCGTGTTATTTTTTCGAGTTTACCTCCACACGCAGTGGTTAATTCTACGAAAATGTCATACGCATAAACTCTATCAATGTCAGTATTGTATGGTGTCAGAGTCACACCTCTCTGGCCATACTCTACAATTGGATCCCAAGGAAAACTATTAGTACCACCAAATAGTGTTAATCCACCTTCTTCTATATCTAAAGATGGTTGGCTTTCGTCTCCATTACCACCCTGTAAATCAAGGATCATTGTATTTATATCTTTCACTGCACCTCCTACCGGATCACCAACTTCTGCAGCATCTGTTCTCCTCAGAATTGCAGTTACTCTCGCATAAAACGACCCTTTTCCAAACATTAATTGAATATCTTTAGCGTTACCCGCCGCCACAGTGAAAGTCTTGGAATACGTTTTACGAGAAACCTCGTTGGAGCCTATGATACTACCACCACCAATTTCAAGATCTGTAGCAGGTGCCCGACCACCCAAGTCTACAGAAATTTGCCCTAAATCAATGTTTCCACCTACTTCAAGTGCACCAGTGACTGAAAGAGCACTCTTTACAATTGTGACAGGTTCATCTGGAGAAGATGGTTGAATATATACATTACCGGTTTTATCCGAATAAATATTAGAACTTCCACCAGTTGTTGTTAGCTCTATACTAGCGTTTGAAGTTATACTTTCTACCCTCATAACCGCTGTACCACCAAGAAGTGCATTTCTATGGTCAACAACATGTAATTGCCGAGCGGGTGAGGGTGTTCCTATACCAACGTTACTTGTGTTAACAAGGTTAAGACATGTTGTGATACCCCCTGTTTGGACGTTAGCTACACCTAAAGATAGTCCCGTTGTACTATTATCAACGTTACTGAATACCGAAACGAAACCACCTTCACCATCGTTTGTACGTAATTGTATATTAACACTTTTGTCTGGATCATCGGGATCGCCAATACTTTGAAGTTTCATGATATCCACATCACCGGGTGTTGTGTCATAAACGTGTATATTGGAGGTTGGCGAGGATGTACCTAAACCTAATCTCCCACTTTCATCAAACCGAGCAAACTCTGTATCAGTTAAACTGTCTACTTCGTGAACAAATGTAAGTGGACGTCGTGTAGCACCATCCAATACATTTCTGATAATGTTATAACCCAAGTCGCTGGTAGAAAATTCTAAACCAGATAACTTGAACGAACCACCGCCATCGAACTCAATATCACCGTTCACAACTAATCTAGTACCGGATTCTCTATTCTTGGCTGTATCTCTATTACCACCGATTACAACTATACCGGGATTTCCAAGATCTGTGATTGTGAGAGGTTTGTTGGTTTGACCATCCATAGTTGCGAGGATTTCGTTATCACCATAAAAAGTGTCACCAGAAGTATTATACGTTTGGAACACGTGTTCAGCTGCGATGTGTCTAATTCTATCTGGACCATCATCGGATGAACCACTATTATTACCCTTAAACAAAACCAATTCATTTCTGGCTTGATCTGTGGTATACCGCCTCTCAATAATACGTGTATTACTAAACTCATCCCCGGATAATCCACTAAATGTGAGTTCTTGTCCAATCACAACATTACCGTTAACTTCTAACTTACCACGAGGTGCATCGGTGCCTATACCCACGTCACGTTGTGCACTACTTATGAAGAGAGCTGTTGCAGAGGAATCCAAAACTCTCCGGTAATTTTCTGTAATTCTAAAATCATCATCCTTTGTTACACCCGATGACCAACCTGTGAGGGCTCCACCATCTTCAAGTATATAACTCGTAAATGCATTACCGACATTTAACTTGGTTTCTATGGCCACAATAGCATCACCATCATCGTGGTTATGCAAGAGGATACCGTTTTCTTGTGGATCTGCGAAACCAGAACCTATGACCTCTAAAAATGCACTGGGTTGTGTGCTACCAATTCCAACCTTCCCGGAACTCAGGAATGTCATGACATCGGCATCAGTTTGGTAGTTATCACTCGCTAAATAAAGATCAAGTCGTGTTCTAGAAGTTCCATCCGCGGTCTCATGTTTTCCCAATTTGAATGATGCTCGTGCTCCGTGTTCTATACCGTCACCTTCACGAGTCAAATCTAATACACGACCCATGTCAGTAGTACTTACGATTGGTGATGTATTTGTGATCACCATCGGTGTTTCTTGGTGAACATATGTACCACGTCTTGTAACTTGATCATTTATTAATACACTACCACCCGACGTATGAAGTCTTCCAATTGGATTTGTAACATTTATACCTACATTACTCGATTCCAATAGGACGAGTTTGGGTGTACCCATATCGGGTGTGGTACTCGTGTAAAAATTTAAACCTTTACCACTTCCAACAATATTTTGAACTTTGTTTTCACCAACAATAGGATCTGAAAATATTTGCATAGATGTGTTTGCAGTTGTTCCCCATGTATTTCCAAACATTGCTACATTGCTACCTTGTGTGTGAACGTTTCCACATACAGTAAGTTTTTGTGTTGGATTTGTATGATTAATACCGATATTACCTGATGATGAAATTCTCATCTGTTCCCGGTTTTTCGTTTTAAACCTAATGTTTTGATGGGTGTTAGAAGTACTTGCACCATATATATCTATAGAGCTCACATTTGAAGATGTTGGTCCAGATTTGAGGATAAGTGGATTTACAATATTATCACCACCATATCTGTCAGCGTGAACCGTTATATTGGAAGTTGAACTAATAGATTGTGTAATTAAATTTGTTGTCATGGTATTACCAAAAATTGTGAGAGTGTTTGCAGCTGTTAGGTTAGCATATATCTTTGTACCTATTGACAGAGTGTTAGTAGGTGTCACATTGGATATACCAGTTGGTGCTGTACCCGTTGTGCGTAAAGCGTTCATTTGTACATTAGAACTTATGATGACAGGTGTTTCGGAACCGGGTAACATAGTGAGGAGATTTCCAACCGAAATACCACCAGACCCCACCTTCAGAGCGCGAGTGTACGTGTTTCCATGTACTTCCAAAACGTTAGATCCTGTATCTTCAACGAAAAGGTTAGATCCTACACATAGATTATGAACAGGGTAAGTATTTGCTACGCCCACGTTGTTAGATGTATAGATGTCACCAAATACATGAAGATTTGTAGACAGAGAATCATCAACAGTGAATGTTGAATCTAATGGACCACCAGTTGTTTGGAACAAAGCCATTTCCCTCCCTCTATCACCAATTCTAAAACCAAGTGCGACATTTGATTCGTCTTGGTCATGTGTAAACAAGAGAGTTGGATCATTCGTGCCATCATTACCCTGTCCGAAAGTGATAGTTGTATCAGCAACAACTAAATTTATGATACGTTCATATGTCGCAGTTTCCTTTACATAAAGATTACCATACATCCGGGTATTACCATATACATACATACCACCATCAATAGTAACATTACCTGTCAAGACAGCTACATTGTTTGGATACTCACCACTACCATAACCTGTATCAGATATGATTACATTTGAACCAATACTCAGATTTGACGTTTTCATACCACCATTCACGGTGATGATATTGGACGATAAACCATCAATTAATAGATTTGATCCAAAAGTAAGTTTGTCATTGACAATAACATTTGTCGCAACGAGGTTACCATTAACTGTCATAAGATCACGACCAGACAAATCTACAATTACCTTTTTGGATGCACCATCATTAATTTGAAATGCGTTTGTTGGAGTTTTAGTACCCACAGCCAACTGATTTTCTACGTAAAAACGTTGTGCGTTACCTTGCGCCTGAAGATTAAAAACAATAGAATCATCTTTATCTATGAAAAGTTTGTTACCAACAGAGAATTGCTTTACGGGTGTGTTATTCGCTAAAGCTAAACGACCTTTAATACCATCTGAAACAACGAGTTTAATCTCGTTTGCTTCAATCTCTCTAGTTAGAATACTGTTAACTCCTGTGAGAGTCTCAGATTCAACGGGTTCTGCTTCTAGACTTGCAACATAAATCTGTTCGAACCTAGCTGTTCTACCCATCTATACTTTAGTTTCCGAATAAAATTCCAGCCAAACCATCTTTGATCCTGAGAACGTTATAATTCACAGCGAATACATATATTTCGGTTTGGTCTGCTCTAAGTACACCTTTCTCCACACCACGTAATATAAGTTTAGCGTTATCGAGTCTACTGAAATTACAGCTACCGGAGGGGTTGTAGTCTGATACATTTAGACCAAAGTGATATGCAAAGTAACGAGTATACATAAGGTCTTCTGTATCAACCCTAAAATCGGATACACCATATTTAGACTTGTAATAATTTTGTACGGTATGAAAATAAGTTGGTGACATATTTTCTAGTAGAGGTGTTCCATTTATTTGTATGTCGGCGTTTTTGAAAGTAAAACGATCATTCGTAGGATCAATATTAGTTGCACTATATCCAAAAAATATAGATTTAACTGGGTGATTGAAGTATGATATATCAAGGTCATTGTATCCACCAGATTCTATTTGATTATTGAAAACGTTAGATACTGCATAATCAATTTTTTGTGTCTGTGTGATAACAAAATCCATCTGTCTCTTCACCATAGATTCTCGTTCATCTTTGTCTAAATATACGTAATTTGCATAGACATTGATACGTTTTTGTGAATCATTATAACCAGACAGACTACTTTGATCAAAATTAATTTTAACTTCAACCTGATGATGTGCAAGTGACACTAATGGTAGAAATGCACCATGATCACAAAAGAAAAAATGGAGGGGTTGAAAATTTCTATTAGAAATACTTGTCTTGTTTGTTAATTCTTGAGACTTTGTCCACGAATCTGCGAGATAATTGGGCCATATATCGGCAAAATAATCATAATGCTGAGAATCTATTTTCTGGCCACCGATATAGAGATCAATAGTAGAGTTATAAAGAAGATTCGAAGAAACATTAGAGTTCTTCTCAAAACCTTCAAACCATAAACAGTTTACAAGATCACCTAAAACTGGTACAGTAAAAACAGGATCTTTATCTGTGACGGTTTTTATAAACTTTGGGGCTTGTGAAAAATTTGTATGCCTCGTAAACTTCATACGAAAAAAGGAATGTCCCTCGTCACTATTAAGATAAACATCTTGAACACCTCTAGATACGAGCTGAATTAATGCACCAGACATTTAATAGTTGTTCAGATTATAAAAATAGGCACTTTCCCTGAGGGAAGTCCTCCTTTTTTTCCTGAATTGGTTTACCGTGGATTTTGAAACCACCTTGGCGGTAGATCTTCATTCTCTTATAGTACATAGCTGTGAAGAGTGACCATGGATCGTGAATATCATAGATGTGGGGGTTATTTTTCTTACCTTTTGTTTCTCTCATTATACGACCAATACTTTGAGTAATATCCGATTTTGGAGAAGCTAGAATGACTGTATCTAGAGTTGGGATGTCTAGACCCTCGTGTGCTTGCGAGAACGTCGCAAAGATGATCTTCTTCTTTGAAGAAGCCTGGAGGTCAGCTTCTTTCATACCACCCATGTAGAGACCCGAAGTCTTTGGGAAACATTGATGAAGCATTTCACAATGCTGTCTACGGTCACTTAGAACTAGAAGTTGTCTGGTACCTGCTGAAGACTTTTTCACAAGTTCTACAAGCATTTGATTCCTCTTTCTATCTTCAACAACTTCTGTGATCATATTAGGCATTGAAACCTTTCCATTTCTCATCGAGGGTGGTGGGTTTCTATAGTTGAACGACTCGTATGTAATCGGGAATACCTCAACTTGCTCCTGATTTTTTCTCTCAATCGCAAAGAATGTGGGTCCCATAAACCAATGAAGTACTTTTGTCAATCCATCTTTTCTTTCTGGGGTTGCTGATAAACCGTAAATATGCCTGGGACACATTTTAAATAGAGATTGAGAAAACACCTTTGCACAAATGTGATGAGCTTCATCTACGATTAAAGTTCCTATAGAATCAAAATCACTGAATGAATACTCCTTAAGTGAAAGAGATTGGAGCATGGCAATCACAAAATCGCAATTAACTTCTTTCTTATCCTGTTGGACGATTCCAATAGTTGCACCCGGACAAAACTGTTGGATACGTTCTCTCCATTGGTCTGCGAGGAACTGTTTATGAACAACAATCATTGTACGATACCCCAACTTGCAAGCTATGGCCAGGGATACCGTCGTTTTGCCATACCCACATGGCAGAGACAGGACACCGTGACCTGCTTCAATTGCTGCTGCCAATGCCTCATTTTGGTGGGTTGCGTCTCTGAGCTGTCCGACAAACTTGGCACTTGATTTAGTCGGTTCGGGTCTTCGGTCTTCCTTTGGGTATCCAACTTTAGAAGTTCCGTAGAATCTTGGAACGCAGACTCCATTCTTAGTTGGTCTGAAAACTTTGAAAGGTGGAGGAGGAAATCCGTAATCCCCATTGACCTGCGGTCTTACAGTCAGTTCCTTTTTAATTTCCTGAATTGGTCCTTCGTTTATCAGATAGCCAGTTCGCGTCAACATTTACTATATTAAAGATTAGTAACTTTATGTTATTATAATGTCAGATCCTGTGTTTGTTTCAGAAAACATTTCAAGAATTGAAAGCGCTATTAAACAATATCAGGACAATATAGATAATACGGAGAAACATATTGAGGAAATTCGGAAAGATATTAACAATGAAAAAAATGAAATTCTTCGTTTAGAAGGTTGTCTACTTACATTCAAAGGTTTTCGTGATGCTGGAATTGAGCGTATTATGACAACGGAAGAACAAGAAAATCTGAGAAGTTGTGCAGATGGTGCTATCAAAGAGAGGGAAGAATTCATTTTGGAACGTGAGAAAAAAGTTAATGAAGATATACGTAAACTTGAGCGTTATGAAAATGAACTGCGCGAACGTGAGCAGACGGAAGGCACATGTGAGCAGATGGAAAACACATGTGAGCAGACGGAAGGCACATGTGAGCAGATGGAAAACACATGTGAGCAGACGGAAGACAAATGTGATCCAACAGTTAAGGAATGGATTAGTGATTCGTGTCACATGATTTAATTACCCATGAAAATCCACTATAATTACCAATATTCCAAACACCTTTGAAATCTATTTCAACCTTAATTTCATCATCTTTTATAAGAGATTGTATAGGTCTCCCTTTGACCTCGCACATCACTCTCCTATAACGGAATGGAACTTTCACGGTGAGAATCCTACCATCTAATGGGTCGTCCAAATGTTGATTTTTTACCATCCATGCTTTATTGAGTTGCATACGTTTTACGATGTCAGTACAATTTTCAGGAATGACCAAACGAATGTATTTCTTGTTGTTGTGGTCATACATGGGTGTATGTACTTTGGTTAGAAACTTCATAGGTTTCTGTTACGATATATGAGAATTAAAACTATAAGCACTAAAAGTGTCATTGACACAACTTGTGTGAGGAGAAGGGGATTCAAAGGTTCCCGAGTTCCAAAGCATTTATGACTTAGAGATCTAGACACTTCCACAGCCGCCTCTATACTGGAGTATGGGGTGTTTCTTGGTGACATCATACCACACATCGCTACGTTGGGGCACTTACCAAAGAAGGGAAGTTGACCATGAAGGCTTAAAACTCCCGAAGATTGGGAGAATTGCCATCGCTCCCCATCCCAATCCGCGCCCCAACCAAAACGCATCTCCCTAGGTAAAGGTACGTCAAGTTCACCGAGTATGAGGGTCCTCAACTCTTCTGGTGGTGTCGTGAGAATATCTTCTGTCAGGTTACAAATGACACACGAAATTGTCTTATCATCCGAAAGAACGACAGGTTGGAGGTTTAATTTTGTTGTCGCGGCAATTTCCAAATCATCCTTAAGTTCTATGGGTTCATCAAAATCTAATAAAAGATTTATACAACCATAGGTACTCTCGCGAACCCTCTTTTCAGCTTCGGGACCCCAGTTGTCCCCCAAAAGTTTTAGGGCTGGGCTATTGTCCAAACACAAGAATAACATTCCATCGCCAATTACGGTTCTATCGGAGAATTCGGCTGTGTATCCATCCTCCATATACTCAATACTCACCAACTCTTTTTCAAACTCAAACTCCACCCCAACATCTTCTAGAGCCTTCTGCATCGCATCACACATCACTTTGCCAGAGACCCTCTGTGTATACTGTTTGGATAGAGCCACGTGATCAAAACTTTTCACAAACTCCCAAGCAGACATGACATTCCAAGTGACACCATCCATGATAAGGGGGAGATGCTCTAATAGACGCTGCCCACTTTCACTCAATGGACCTAGGGCTTCTTTGAGGGATATACCCTTGTACTTTTGGGGTTTGGTGAGTACCCTAACAGATAGGGATGTCAGGGCTCCATAGTCCTTTAGGGACAACGAACGAAATAAGAATCCGTAGATATCTTTTTGAACGGGTTCAAATATATCGTTCCATTTGATTCCCATTTCCCCAAAAAGACTTTGGGTATTGACAAACGCTTTGTCAAATACTATACGATGTGCATGAAGATCTCTCACTTCTTCAGTGGGCTCCCACCATGATCCACCAGCTGAAGTTTTTCTATCGTAGATTGTAATATCGTGGTTACCTGACCTGAGTATTTCCCAAGCGAGTGACATACCGGTTGGACCAGCTCCAACTATATGAACTTTCATTCTACTTTTAGCCGATATATAATTTTTCGTGTGTGAACGTATAAAAGGTGAGAAGGGCTAGGGTTAACCATAATTGTGTATTCATGAATTTCATACCTCTATAGATGACAAACAAGACTAGGTAGAGATGCATCGGGATCGTCTCTCTTCCATACTTGAGATAGAACCCAGCTGCTGCTGCACCAGTCATGGTGAGAGCACCTACGAAACTTGATATACTGGGTTTGTAAAGAAACCACGCAACAAAAAGGAGTGCCACATAAGAAATGAAGATGGACCTTCTTCCAAACTCTGTCAAACTTTCAACAACTCTAAGTTTTTTACCTTCTACGAGTCGCGTTTCCCAATGCGGACCTAAGATGAGATAAGATAAATACAAAATTATGAATGTTTGCCACATTTAATTTATGTTTAGATCATTTTTCTGATCATAGATGGAACAGTGTTTGTAACGGTTTTAGTCTCAGAGAGGAGTTCGAGAACGCCCAAAATGAGAACAGATTGCTGAGCCATGACAATCATCTTAGCCATAGGGCTGATGGGGTAGATGTCACCAAAACCAACGGTGGACTGAACAGTAAAAGCGAAGTAGAGATGATCTAAGAAGCTGGATTCCTTATCCAGACCATTAAATTGTTCACCACCTATCTTGGAAACCGTAAAATACATGAGAGTGAAAAGTAGGATAGCCACAAAATTGAGACTCATAGTTTTCGCGAGCGCCATTTATAGTTTGAAAATATTTTAAATGAAACCTTGTGTCTTGCGCTCCTCTGGTGTCTTGATGAGATACATTACAGTGAGGAACAGTGTGGTTGATATGAGAGCGTACTCAATATCTTGAGTCGCACTGAACGCGATAGCCATGAGAGACACAAACTTGAATATCTTATTGTTAAAGAGTGACCTGAGATTTTCAGGGATTTGGATGGCGTTACCAGAGAACAAACCCTGATACAATATGATTAGGGTAAAAAGGATTGGTTGACTCTTGATAGTTCTCTCAGTTTGATTACTCAAGGGGCCGAGGAAACTTGACAGGTTTTTCATTATAAAGTAACTTAAGATAAAAATAAAAAGTAAATCTAATGTAGGATGTTATGTATATCACAAAATAACCCGGTTAAAGTAAATCGGAAAATCAAAACATGGAAGTTTGCCACCAAATTTCTATGGAAAAACTACACTGTACAAAATAAATCTGAACTTGGTAAATGGACGAGAGATGAACTTCTTGAACTTGGTCCAACATTTGTAAAATTAGGTCAAATCGCTTCCACGAGAGGGGATCTCTATCCACCAGAATTTACAAAAGAGTTGGAATCTCTTCAAGATAACGTCCCTCCCGTGGAGTTTGATACCGATGTAGACTACGACATTTTCAAAGAATTTGACCCTGTACCATTTAAATCTGCGAGTATTGGCCAAGTCCATATGGCTGTACTCCAAAACGGTCAAAAAGTTGTTGTAAAATTAAAACGCCCGGGAATCGTGGATATCATGAAGGAGGATACAGATAATATTCGGGGCATTGTACATTTTCTAGAACGAGTTGGTATAGATACAGGAAACAGTTCGGGTTTAGTCCTTGATGAGTCTATAGAGTATCTCTTGGGAGAGGCGGATTACATACAAGAAATTGATAATGCTATAAAGTTTCGAAAAAGTATGAAAGATGTTGACTGGGTAAAGATTCCGAAAGTCTACAAAAAATATTCCAATGATGAGATGATCGTCATGGAATATGTACCCTCAGTGAAACTGACCGAAATCACTGACAATAAGGTGAACAAGAAGAAAGTGTGTGAAGCCTTAATTAACTCGTATGTCATTCAGACTATGGATAATGGCCTCTTCCATGCTGACCCACACCCTGGTAACTTGGGTTTTTCACCCAAGGGAAAACTTGTATTTTATGATTTTGGGTTGCTCGTACCACTTTCCGAAGAACTGAGGGATGGGTTCACAAAGCTTTTTGGGTTTATAATCATGAGGGATACAGCTGGTATAGTTGATACTCTAGTGAAATTAGGTGTGATAGTTCCAACGTCATCAGATGTTTCTGATATCGAATTGTTCTTCGAAACTATTTTAGGGTACTTGGAAACCCTAGATGGTTCTGGAATTGTGAATGATGATCTTGCTACACAACTCGCTATTGAAAAGCCATTCGTCGTACCCAGTAGTTTCGTGTACCTCGCCAAAGCTTTTTCCACAATTGAAGGTATTTGTCTCAAACTAGATCCAGACTTTAACTACTTCACATACTTGGAACCCCTCATTCAACAACAAATAATTGAATCTGTTGATGTGGGTGAGATATTCATGAAGACGACAGAGATACCTGGAACCATCGGTAAAATAAATACAAGTGTATTAGGTCTTCAAAAGTCTAGGGGATCTATGAAACGTGCGATGATCAAAACACAACAAGAAATTAGGCTCGTCCAGTACAGCGTGGTATGTGCTCTACTGGCTGAGAGATTTGGGGATAACCCACCCCTAGATGTATTTTTTATTTTATGTACACTATGGCTTACTTTTCGTAAAAGTCAATAGACTTTTTACCACTCTTCGTGGGTTTGACATCCTTTTTGATCAACTTATTATGTTCCTCGAAGTAACCCTTCAAACGCCGCTGTTCATCGCGAAAAATATCAGAGAACTTCTCTTTGATCCTATTCACGTCTGCATCACGCTCCTTCTGAATCTTCTTACTTAACCTCTTGAACCCCTTGTTCTTCTTCTCGGCAGCGAATACGGTGAATGTGTTTGTAATTGCAAGCATTTACTTTGTAATGACATTTAATTTTTTAAGCTTTTTCATTCTGGCTACGGCGCGAGGACGGCGCGCAGCCTCCATTTCTGCCACCGCCATATCGTTGTAGTTCAGTGCTGGTACCGTTTTAATTTCCTGTTTGGGTTGTTCAACTAAATGAACGAAACCCAACTTACGAGCAGTTACTGGACGTCTCATAATTTCCAGATCAACTAGAGTTTTCATAGTGCACATCTGGGTGATGGTAGTCATTATATTAAGGTACTTGTTCTGGACATTTAATTTTTAAGCGTTTTAATTTCTCTTCAAATTCCCTCTTTTCACCTGGACTCTCAATGAGTTTACCATCAGCAATTGCCTCTATCTCCGGACCCGTCAACTGCATAGCATTTACTCTAAAATCTTGGAACGCTTCCATTGTTAAGGGTACTAGGGGTTGAATCAAATCATAAATAGCCGTGGCATAGTCCCTAATCTCTTTCTGTGCATGGTGATCCATCCTCAATTGAAGGAAATGCATGAGGTTGTGTAGATCCATCTTCCACACGAAAGAGGTATAAGTCGCTTGAGGGAGTACACCTCGTGCTTGTTCTCTACATACACCCTTTTCGAGTAGTTGTTCATACAATTTAAACGCCTGTTTATACTGTTCAGAAAGAGCTCTGTTCAGATCATCTTCAAGTTCCACAACACCCTCAGATCCCTGATGATTTACAGTAGACTGCCCTCGAAGTACTTCCGGTTCATAATACTCCTCATCAACGATTGAATATCGAGCGGACATTTCATTTACAGAGGCTGTCCGGTGTCTCAACCACTGCCGTGCAATGTACAGAGGTGCCTTGATCCTAAATTTAAATACTACGAGTTCTAGGGGTGAAGTATGCCAATTACGGACAAGGTAACGAATGAGACCACGGTCACCGCGTGTCGTTTTAGTACCCGTTTGATAACTCACACGAGCTCCATCAACGATAGCCTTATCTAGATTCTCTCTGGGCATATGGTCTACAAGTTCAACAAATCCATGATCCAACACTTTATTCATTATAACAATCTATCCGTTCTAATCTTTAATAATCACAACTCTCATCGAAAGGTACTTCTCCGCAAAAGTCGTATAACTCATAAAGTTTCTCTTGTGTCTTTTCAATCTCAATTGTAGTATCATTCATGGCATCAATGGCGTTATCTATGAGATCCAAAAATGTATCGAGTTCATCAATTGCTAAACGATGATGTTTCCTATTCTTTTTTGAAGAATACGCTGCAGATCTGAGACGCCTGTTGTTCTTAATGACCTTATCAAGATTTGGTTTGTTGGTGGAGGCAGACATTCGGATAGTGAGACTCATTGTATATACTGTACACACTTCATTTCCTTAATTAATTTAAAGAAGTTAGATAACTTATAAGTAGATGAAAGAACATAACGATCTCATTTTAGAGTTACCAAACTTTGTACCAGAAACGCTCTGTAAAACTTTAATTGAAAAATTTGAAAATTCAACCACTCCTCTTAGAAAGGGAACGGTTACGTATAATGGAAGAGAAATGGTTAATCCAGAATTAAAAAATTCTATGGAACGATGTACATGTTGTGAACCTACTATGAAAAGTGAAGATAAAGAAATTAAAAAATATATCAAAGATGCATACAAACAATATATGATTCGTTTATATAATGAAAACATACACGATCAACCACTTCATATGTTTGAAGCTAAACTTGAATTAAAACCGATACATGATTATGCACCAACAATTCAGAGACAACCCAGAGGTGGTAAATATGCTTGGCATTATGATTCTACTGATGTTGAACATTTTGCTACACTAATGATTTATCTGAATACGTTAGAACCTGAAGAAGGTGGTTGTACTGAATTTTATCATGGTAGAAAAGTTAGACCGGAATGTGGTAAAGCTTTAATATGGCCGGGAACGTGGTCATATCCTCATTGTGGAAATGAGGTTAAGGCCGAATATAAGTATGCGATGGTTGTACCGTTATATCTTTGTGATTAAATCTTCTATGTCTTTGAAATATCTCTTAAGATCCTTCATAAACCTCTTGTTGTTTTCTAGAACTTCACACTCAGGTTTATTAAGATAAATCCACGCTAAATTTGACTTTGAATACTTTGTTCTCTTTTGGTTTTCGTTTGGACGCCTTGGTATCAGCTTTGTAGTTTTCTTGACTTTCTTTGTGGTTTTGGCATCCACCCTATTAACAAAGGATAGGGCCTGCATCACAGTGTCTGCTAGGTCATCCTTCTTTTTTGATTTGAGAAACGTATCTAACCAGTGTGCGTTGGTCGTCCCACCCCTAATAAATTCTTCGCACCTCTCTATGGAAACCTTTTTTCTTTTATTGTATTGCGCTTTACCCGGGCCAGCAACATCTGGAATCTTATGACGTGCATCATAAATGATTGTCTCTGCTTGAGGACATTTAATAATGAAATATGCGTGGAGAAAGTGCATCACTGAGATCATCTTCTTGTTACGATCGGGTTGTTTTTCAATGAGGATTGTCTTAGCCCCAAGTACCCAAGGTCTCTCATCTAAGTGTTTTCTAAGAGACACATAAACACCATCTTCATGTTCAGGTGGAACACCTGAAACATCCCATTCCCTCACGAGATTATCATGATCTTCATCAAGTAAGCACATCGCCAAATTCCTTATACCAACATCAATACTTAGAATCATTAGATAGATCTTTAAATATACCTTTAAGTTAATGAAGTGTATCGCACATCGTGGGTATTCCCTAAAATACAAAGATAATAGCATTGAAGCTATAAGAGAAGCAATTCATAGGGAATACGATGGCGTTGAGATTGATGTACAACTTTGTGAGACTGGGGAGCTCGTCCTGTTTCATGATGTATACATTATGGGTAAGTTCATTTCCGATATGTCTTTGGAACATGTAAGAGAATTAGGGATATGTACACTTCAGGATGTGTATGACCATATACCAGAATTAAGACGAACACTTCTACTTCTAGACATAAAGGGTAAGGACTTGGGGATTGTCAAAGCTCTAGAAAAATTTTATGAGAAGGAGTCAACCGAAAATGTATTTTTTTGTAGTTTCAATCGTAAGATTATTTACAGTTTACCACAAGAATTCAAAATAGGTTCAACTTTTGAGACAACTTTTCACACAAGTGAATATCCTCTAATCGCGATGGGTCTCAACGCGGTTATACTCCATTGGACATGTTTAGACAGTGATTTCATAAACTACTGTAAATCTGAAGATATTAAGGTTTATACGTATACACATAAAGAAGACGAAGAGTTGGAATATATGTATAGGTACGGTGTTGATGGAATTATTACAAATGGATTTTAGAAGCGACGAGCAGCGGCCCCACTCATGTTGGTCATACCCTTTTGCCCAGCTGGGGACAGAGCCATAACCATAACGAGTACGATAATCATACAGCAGCACACCACAGAGGCAATCATCGCGTACTTCATAGGACCAGTGAGACCCTCAAAGAAGGTGCCAATAATATCCGCGATACCCTTGTTCTCAGTCTTTGCAGCTGCATCCGCGGCGGCATCGAGTTGATTTAAGATATCACTAGACGCTATGGCATCAACAAGATTGTTAGTCACCATCGTGGCAACAACTTGTGCCGTGATATCCTGGCTATAGTTAATTGAACCACCTAGGGTGCAATCATAACCATCAATGGTGTACATACCATCCTGAATACTTACCTGTTCTGCTAGAGCCGCGTTTATATTTTCAACATTTACGACATTTTCAACAATATTTGTAACTGCCAAGTTAAGTTCTTGGCTAACGTTCTGTTTGTCACCAAATTGAAAGTTACCCGCTTCTGTAACTTTGTCAACTTGAGCCTGTACCGCCGCTGTCATTTCATTGGTAATAGCATTTCTAATCGCAGTTTCCTGTGTATTATTAAGTTCAGAACTCGCACTTGCTGTTGCGTCAATGTTCTGTGTGACAGTGGTGGTGCAACCCTTTACATTTCTCATATCAAGACTCATTGTCTGAATATTAGCTTGAGACGCTATAGATTCGGATTTATTTGTTGTAGTTTGTTCAAAAATACTTTGATTCATAGACGAGATGTTGAAGGCTTGATTGATTCGTTGATCACCACCACCTCCCATGATTTATTAATTTGTACTGAGAAAATAATGTTACCAAAATGTATAATGAAACTCAACTTCAAAAAGATAAAACTTAACCAGGTTGTCCTAGTTGTGGCGATCATCGTTATCGCGGGTTGGTTACTCATGCGTTCCAGGCGAGTTGAAAATATGGAGGGTGATCCCGCGAATGATTCAGACGTTGTTTTATACGTTGAGAACCGCGATGAACCCAATCCATTTGTTGTCTATGGTATGGCCAAGAAGATGACGGGCGATGAGAGTAAACTCGAGAAGATCCTAGAACTCGCGACCGAAGGTAAAAAGGCTGAACTTTTGGAACTCCTAAAGACCCTGTAAATTTTTATGTAAATAAAGTGTATACGATTTTATTAAAGTTGACCTAATGTTTAATAAAATCTCAGTAGATAGTAGATTTAGAAATCATGGGAATTGGTTTAGTAAGGAGTTTACTACCACGAAAAGAGCATTTTTCTTTTGGAGACGTTATTGAGGTTGCCACTGGTGGTCTTGTACCTGCTGAAGACGCTAATGAAGTCATTTCGTACACACCTATTGGTATGATCTCGGATGCAATTACAGGTGACAGTAATCCAGTCACTGGTTTTGTTGGAGGTTTATTTAATCCATCAGAACCAGCACCAGCACCAGCACCTGAGACACCACCGGCGTGTTCCACTTTTTATGTAACTCCAACTGCACAGAAATTGAGGTCGTTTGATCCGAATCAGGAGGGTTCTCGTTGTAATAATACATTAAGTATATGGCTAGAGACACAGAGAACTCTATTTTGTTCAGATACTGCTAATTTTACGAAAGATCCAGGTGGTGGTACATGTAAGGAAAGAAACGAGGGTCAGGCTATTGCGAGAGATTATTGTAGTGTAGGTAATAGAATACAGTCGGCGTATTGTACAAAAGAATATCTAGGACCTCAAGTATACCCCGAACTTGCAGCGGCATACTGCCAAACTGATGATGGTAAAGCTGATCAATGGTGTACATGTTACAATGTAGTAAACGGTGTGTGTGACAGTGACCCCAACGCCGCAGGGTGTGCAGCAAAAGCTGAACACTACGATCCTCTTGTCGCAGCTACACCTGATGGTTTTAAATCTGAATGGATTGGCCGTGAATCGTGTTATGGTCTGGTGTGTCAACAAGAAGGAAATATTTCTAAATGGATCCCGGAAGACCCCACTCGTGATGCGCGCTGTTCAGCATCCATAAATATTTGTGGAATGCCAGAAATCAACGCCGAGAATCTTGTTCAATCTGATATTATAACTTCGTGTAATATAGGTGGTGTAGAATATGATGAGAATGGTTACCCGATTGAAAAAAACGATGACGATGACGATGAGGGTTTTATGAAATTCATACCAACATCTGTAGATGATTTTAGCGATCCAACTAAGATGGTTAGTGTAGGTGTATCATCTGTCTCGTCGTGCATGTGTTTACTATTGTTATTTTTAGCAATAAGTTAAATAAAATCTCAGTGTTTAACAGATAACCATGGCTCTTCTTATTGGTGCTGGTGCAGCCGCTGCATGTGGTTTAGGTCTAGTTGACTGTACTCCAGAAACGAATTATCCCACGGTTGAGATTGACCAGTGTGAAGAAATGGATAAACAACTAAGAGTGGAATATGGAGATGATTATCTGACAAACCGTGAAAATATGCCAATCACGGGGATGGCACTCCAGTACATTAAAAGTACAGGGTGTGAATCAACTTTTGGATATGAAACACTCGCTGATGAGTTTTGTGAATCTTTAGAGAATTACAATACTCAAATTGGTGGTGGTGAGACGTGTGGTACAACCAGGGATCCAACTAATAAATTAAGATCACAGTGGTGTCTCAATGAAGAGGGTCCGGATGCGTCATCAAGCAATGGGATTACTATAGGTCCGGATGCACAAAATCGTATGAAAGCTAATGATAAATGTTCTAAAGAAAACCTTTCAAATAAATACGACAGTACTTGGGTTAAGTATTGTAAGGCAAAACCAGATGATTTGGATTGTACCTGTTACAACATGAAGAACATGGTGTGTGATGAGCACCCTAACGCAGCTGGGTGTACCTATTATGATATATTGGAATCAAACAAGGAAGCTTTTAGTACATTGGAAGAGAGAAATGAGCTCAGAGCTGCGGCTCTTGCTGCGGGTAAAGATCAAGATGAAATAGAAGATCCCGCATCCTACACTATCCTCAAAACTAAGGGTCATTGTAGACCTAGGTCATGTGATAGTGGTTATATTCCACCGGATGTTAAAAGTGACTGTGCATCCACGTATCCGATATGTGGTAAAGACATAGATATACGAACACACACAAATAATCAACTTGCTGTCAAGTGTAATTATGACCCAGATAGAGAAAGAACTTTTCCAGATTGGTGGGATGAAGAGCGAGATACGAGTTTTATGGATTTAGAGAGACAACCTCCGTTTGATAAATTTCCATTAAATATACTTCCTATCACCCGCTTTCCAAAGAAATTTAATTGGAAAGACCAGGATGTTAGGTATCTTACTTACCTATCAACCAGTCTGTCATCGTGTATATGTACAATCATAATTGTTGTAATGTTAAGCTTAAAGAAGTAGTAAATCTTTACTTTATGTGGTGTTGGTGGTGTTGTCATTCTTTCGAGGGAACACCTCTAAGTATGCCTTACAAATATGATGAACATAGAAATAAATTTTACACAGCTGGCAACTACTGTTCATGGAGTTGTGTAAAGTCCCATGCGATAGATAAATATGGATGTACAAAGGGTGGTCTTGTATGTGGAAATATTCTAGTGATGCGTAAAAAGATGTACAATCAATTTGGACATGTTAAACCTGCGCCGAACAGGTATAAACTTAAGGAGTTTGGTGGTGACATGACGATAGAGGAATTTAGGAAAAATCAAACGAATGATTTGGGAGAACCTAAAAAGATTGAAACATCTTCAGTTGTAAATAACGTAGTACCCGTTATTTCAGACACAAAGAGAATGAATGAAATAAAGAATGCATCTTCATCTAACAACGCGCTAAAACTAAAAAGAACTAAACCACTAAAACGAAGTCATAATAATTTGGAATCAGCTTTGGGTCTCATCATCACTCCCAAAACCTAACATTCTTTTTTGTTTAGCTGTTGGTAGTGAAGGTGGTAATTGTTCAGTTTTTTTACTATGAACCCATTTATCTCCATCATGAGCTGACCAACATATATCGTACCGCTCTATCATTTTCCTGCATAAAACACATGGTAATGATATAGCGTCTCCGTGTATATTTTTTCTAAAAACAATCATTTGTCCATATTTTCGGTGTAACCATTCTGTAAATTGATGAGGTTTATAACCCTTTCTTAAACATTCACGGTAAAGACGACGAATAAGTTGTCTCTCTGCACACATATGATTATTACTTACAACTTCCGGACCTCTGGTCATACAACTACTGACGGTACAATACTTCATACCTGGCAATTGTTACACGTAGGCCCAGGAAATACAAAAGCACAATTTTTGCACTCGTTGAGTACACTTAGGTTTTTCTTTTTCGGGACCAGTCCTTTGGAAAAACGATCAAGTTCTCTTACGGTATATATTCCGTACTGTATCATAACCTCCAATGGAGGAAACCTCATACTACCTTATTAATAGTTCAAATCCTTAATTTGGTTTCATACAGCACGAAAATAGATCACGGACGGCCTTATTAGCTTTAAGCATACCAGCAAATCCATCAATAATAGGTGGAACCATGGTCTTCAACATAGTTTCAAATTCAGTATCCTTCTCACCTTCTTCAATCTCCTCAATGAGATGGTAAAGGAGGGCAATGACAAGTTTCTTTTTCTGGGGACCCTCAAGTTGCTTGAACTTAGAGGCGTTCATCATCAGCTTCGCGACGATTGGAGGAATGTCCTCCTTCTGGAGACCATCTCCCAGGTATTCTCTCTTGATATCTTCAATCAACGTGATGACAGCCTTAGCGTCAATCTTACCCGAAAATTTTTCGATGATAGCGTCCATTTATATTCTTAGTGTACATTAAAAATGAACACCGATAACGTACTTGCCGCGATCGCCTTCGGTATTGGATTCATTCAGATGCACCAGGACTTTAAAAAATCTCAAGAAGTTGACGAAAAATCTAAGAATGCTGTGATGCTTAGTATATTAGCGAGTTGTCTATGGCTCGTGTATCAGTCTAGAAAATATGGTATGAACTTTACTGTAGCCTACACTGGTATAGGTTTAGTTGTTCAACTTTACATACTTAATAAAATTATGGTTAAAGAAAGTAAAAATAAATAACATATGACTCTGTTTGATTTGAATGAAAAAGCTGTAGTTGTACAAGAGTCTTTTATGGGATCAAACCTGTACTACATTGATGATTTTTATAAACATCCTGATGATATCGTCAAATATCTTGATACGACATACGCTCCTAGGCATACCGGTGTTTACACCGCTGATGGCTGTCAAAATTTAAATGGTAAATATTTTGATGATAGAAGACATTGTATTGTTACGAACAGAGAAATTCTATCAGTTTATACTCATTTATCTAAAATATGTGGCCATACACCTGTCCACAAACATAAACCCATTTTAACTAATAAAACTAGGTTTTTTAAAAACAAGTTTAACGATTACAAAAATAATTATTGGCATCCACATATAGATTACGGATATACTGCACTTATATATATGAACAAAGGTGACTCTGAATGTGGTACAAATTTATACAGGCGGGTAAAACCTGACCTTCCAGAAACTAGAGGAGAACATGTGGACCCATGGAGGTCTAAAGAAAACTGGGAAATTATGAAAACATTAGAGTCTAAATTTAATAGATGTGTATTATTTAATGGTTTACAATTTCCACATGGACTGCACATCACAGACGAGAGATATTTTGGTGATCAATATAGATTAAATCAAGTATTATTCTTCGAGGATAGCAAACAAGCTTAAAGTTTGCTGACGTCATCAACATAGAAATGAGCCTTCTCATTCGTGCATCCACAAAGCCTTCCTTCACACCCAATAAGATTGAAAAGAAGACCAAATCTTCTGTTGTTAGACCACCCAAACTCACTCCGATTGAGCGTCCCAATGACTTTCTTTCCGTCGCTGAGCGTGTAAACGGTCGTGCTGCTATGATTGGTTTCACCTCCGCTGTGATTGATGAGATCATGACTGGTAACTCTATCAGTACCCAGTTCCAAGATAACATTGGTCTTTCTGTCGCTGTTGCCAGTTTGGCGTTTCTCGGAACAGCGGCGAATCCTAAGGATGAGGGCTATATCCAGGGCTTTTGGAAGCCTGAGACAGAGCTAGTAAACGGCCGACTTGCGATGGTTGGCATCGCATCGCTTCTCCTAACAGAGTCACTCCACCCTCATGTTCCTCTATTCTAGAGTCGGGGTTGACAGCCATATAACTCACAAAATCAATCATTCTTATTTTTTCATTCATAGTAAATGTTCCTGCCCTCCGCATCACGTAGGCCATGAACATCATGAGAATATATACATTTACAGCTATGGGTTTCATTCTCTATTGTACATATTTATAATGTTTTAGAGCCAAATCCCATACCCAAGCCACGTGAAAGTGTCATTTTCTTAGGTCTCATCACGTAGAATGAAGCGAGTAGGGTAATGGTGAATAGGACAACACTGAACGCGGAATACCCCTTCTCAGCCTCCTTGGCATCTGGGCATTTAAGGGTCCAGTTGAGAGCCGCAGCTCCACCAATGAGACCCATGAGGGAATAGATGAGCATGAAAACACCAGCCTCATTCTTGGCAAGCTTAGTGATGAAGAGAGTGAAGGGGATGGTGAGAGCAATGGTAAGAGTAGCCGCCAGGTACTTGTTGAGGTTCTCCTGGACAGACTTACCCTTCATGGCATCACACTTGGAGAAGACACCAATACCAATGGATGCCGTAACCATATAGAAGAAACCAAGGAGGAGAATACCACCGACAGTACCCCACGACACCTCAAGGTCAACCTTACCGGAGGCAATCGCCTTGGCGTTGTTATACATCCTGGATGCACGCATAGTGTTAGTGATAGCAGCCATGTTTTTTATTATACTTATAGAAATTAATATAGGTTGAAATATATGAAGATACCTAGAGTTGCATTCATTAAACATTGTCCTAACCTGGCACCTGGGAGAAAGGTTTTTCTAGAGGAACATTTGAAGGAGAGGGTGCCCATTCAAGATATTCGTTGGATTGAGGATTATAATCATGACCATCAATTTGTACATTGGATTAATTCGAAGTTAAAACTTCCTTATGGTCCCAAATTGACCAGTAACTTCGTAAAAACGATTATGGCGATGAAGCAAATGGTAGATGAACAGATTGAATGTGCTCTCCATATTGATGATGATGCTGTGTTTTATAGGGATTGGGTCAAAATTTTGGATAGTATTCCTGATGAAATTGAAAACAACGGATACATAAACATGGGTACATCACCATTTTTCAATCTTCAACCAAAACTCCGACAAGTGTATGAATTGCCAAATAATGGGGGTAGTGAAGTTTTTTGGGTGTCTCTAGATTTTGCAACTTCTTTTCTCACACAATTGAATATGGATGAAGCAATTGATATTGTTTTTCATGGTCTATTAATGTCTTCAAAAAAACCAATTCTCAACATTCCAATTGCACACCAAACTTCTGATATTGAACGTCAAAGTACCATTGACCACGATACAAGAAAACCTTCAAACTGGAAGGCTTATGTATATAACTATAGAAATGTACCAAAGATTGACTTCAACAAACTTTTTGAAGAATTCAAAACCTATGAAGAAAAAAGGAAGAAGGTTGAAGATAAATTTTACGAACTTTATGGAAAGAAGGTAGACATTAAGAATGTTAAGTATATTCTAAACGAGGATCAGGACCACCGTTTAAATATTCTAGATTTCAAATTAATTGAAAACAAAATGGATATTTGATCTTCCATATGCTCCTGCACTATAACCAAATGTTGAAAGGTCGGTGAGATCTTGGTTACCCGCAGTGATATATAAATCTTTACATTTTGAAAGTAAGAACCAATCAGTGTAACACGCGAGTCTTTGTTCTCGTGTGACATCATAGTTCTTGAGTGTGTCACATTTGTATGTGAGTACTATGTCATGCTCAAGAGTTACAATCTTATTTGGAAATCGTTTCTTAAACATATTCTTAATTTCCTGGCTATCACTCGCTAAGAATATTTTACCGTCTGTCTCCTCAACAATCCTGATAAACTTTTCGAGGGCGCTATCCTTAGCAAAATAAGCCTTCTTAATATTCCCATTTTCGTCCGTACCATGACACCCCACAACTTCGGAGTCTCTAGAACACGCTCCACGACGAATGTGTATACCCCGTGTCAGTCCATGTGACTGTTGTTCAATGATAGTCTGTAATTCTTTTGTAGGTTTGATAATTTTAGAGAGGTTTGAATGAACCTGGTGAAAGTATGTGGGATTGATCGCTATACGTGGTTCAAATTTCTCTTCATTTGGGTCTTCAGTAATTTCAAAACCTTGAAACTCAACACCTCTATCCACATCTAAGATACTCTTATAAGCCCTTGGATTGGGTGACTTATGTACTAAATCAGATAAACATAGAGCGACATTACCCCATCCCATTGAATCCGGTAGATAGAATGTCATTATATGGTTATGATTGATTTATTCTTTAATCATTTAAGAACTTAATGAGATCTTCACGGGTCTTCTTTTGTGACCATCCCAACTCTTTCAGTTTTTTTGCACAGATATGGTACCTAGAATCATTAAATGGCCGGTCATCAACGTATGTGATCCACTTGTCATAATCTTCAGTACCCAAAATGGTTTTTATCATCAACTTAGTAACTTCCATAACAGATATTTCGTCGTCAGATGCTATGTTGTAGATTTCACCCGAAACCCCTTTATTCCAGACAATATCAACCGCGTCAATAACATCTTCAACGTGCATAAAAGCTCTCTTAACTTGGGCACTACGTGTTCCATGAATGGTACACTTTTTACCGTCCTTCAAAAGCCTTTTAAACTTTGGTATAAGCTTTTCTGGGTACTGATTGGGACCGTATACGTTATTGCATCTAATAATCTTGATATCCATATTGAACGACTGAATGTAAGACCGAACAATCATCTCAGCCGCCGCCTTGGAAGCTGAATATGGATTCGTGGGTTTAAGTACACCTGCAGATTCTGTAAATGGTTCGTCTGTGAGAGACTCCCCATAAACCTCGTCTGTGCTAAAGTGAATAATCTCCGCGTCGGGTATATACTTTCTACACATCTCAACAAGTACATGTGTACCATACGTGTTGTCCATAGTGAAACTAATGGGGTCAATAAATGAATTATCCACGTGACTTTGTGCGGCAAAGTGAAACACATAATCAAATTTATAAAAGTTTACGACACTTTCTACAAAGTCTGGGTTACATAAAGAACCATGTATTAATACGGATGCATGTTTATCAACGTTGTTAATATTTGAACAATAATCAAGTTTGTCAATATTCACAAATGTGATATCAGGATACTTTTTGTGCATGATATTTATGAAATTAGATGCGATGAATCCACATCCACCTGTCACCAATGCATTAGGCATTTACTTTAGTAGCCGCAAATGTTTTAAGCAGATTACACACACGATCAACATCCTCAATGTCTAGACCATGGTGGGCACCCAAGAGGAATCCATCCTTCATAATCTTATCCGCGTTTTCAAACTCATCCAAGTACTCGCGGAATGCTGGATGTCTCGTGATGTTACCCGCGAATGTCACTCTCGTCTGAACATCATTCTCTTCCAGGAAATTTACAATCTCTAGGCGATCTGGGCATTGGAGTGGGATTGCGAGCCAGTTTGGAATTTGAGAATCATCGGGGAGTGTGTAATACGGACAGTCCTTAAGGTTTTCCAAGTACCTCTTGACATTATCACGTCTCTTTCTTAGGAATCCTTCTAGCTTATCCAATTGGACGAGACCGAAAGCTGCATTCATTTCACAAGCCTTAAGGTGGTAGCCAGCCACACCATAGAGGAACTTCCAATCGTACGGGATACCATCTACCGAATGGTTGAAACGTTCACTGGGTTCCTCAATGTTGTCACCGATGCGTCCCCAGTCCCTAAACATGAGGGACCTCTTGAGATGTCCATCATCATTAAACATCACCATACCACCACAGCCACCAGCAGTAATAACATGACTCGCGTAGAAACTGGTGGTACTCACATCTGTGCATGGGGTGTGGGTAATAGTATCCGCCGAATCTTCGAAGAGGATCAGATCTGGGAATGCTTCCCTAATCGCGGGCCAATCTGGGATATTACCGATGAGGTTTGGAATGAGAAGGCATTTGGTATCCGGTGTGACAACCTTTTTGAGATCCTCAACACCCGGTACATAGGTATCAAGGCCAACGTCACAGAAAACGGGTTTGAGACCCAGTTGCATGAGAGGTGCTACAGTTGTTGCAAACCCACATGCAGGTGTAACAACCTCTGAACCCTTTGGGAGATCTAGAGCACAAAGTCCTAGGAGGATGGCGCTACTTCCAGAGTTTACAAAGAGACCGTGCTTCTTTCCGAAGAGGTCTGCCACCCTCTTCTCAAACTCCACAGTGCGATCACCAAAGCCAGCGAGCCAGCCATCGCGCAAGCAAGCCTCAACGGCTTTAATCTCTTCCTCCCCATATGACTCAAACTTGTTGGGTGCATACCAAACTTTCTTAGGCATTTGTTTAAAGACTACAGTAATCTTTAAACTATATGAAAGTCTGTGTACTTGGTTCAGCTGGTTTTATAGGTAAAAATATATTAAGTGGGACAGATTGGATTGGTGTGACAAGATACGATTTAGATCTTTTAAAACAGGATGAAGTTGAAGAATACTTTAAAAGACACAAGTACGACGTGGTTATACATTGCGCGGCGAGTATAGATCAAAGTAGTCAGAATACGACATATAACAATATACTCATGTTTGAAAATGTCGTCAGAGCTTTCAAAGGCAAGCTATTATATTTCTCGAGTGGTGCAGCTTTGAGAGGAAATCCACCAAAAGATCCTTATGGTCTTTCAAAATGGATCATAGATCAGAGGATCAAAACACTACCTAATGTATATTCTCTCCATGTATGGGGATGTTATGGACCTGGTGAACTTCCGACAAGGTTCAGTGCTGTGTGTAAGAGGAATGGTCACGTCGTTATAGATAAGGATAGATATTTTGACTTTGTGAGTATAGAAACCGTACGAGAGGTTGTACAACACTATGTAACAAGCAAAAAGAAACTTGTTAAATACTGTAATTTGGTGGAACATCCAAAATCTAGAAAGATGTTACTTTCTGAATGGGCTCAATTTTTTGGTGCTACATATGAAATTCGTGATACATCTAGTTTAGATGAACCGTATATCAGTTCCACCCTAACTTCTTTTTAGGCGGAACTGGGACAATCATATCCTTCTCAAAGTCAATATAGGGTGTCATGTTTTCAAGTGAGTTTCCAAACTCTAATTTAGGATAAATCTTTTGCGTCTCTGGTATGGGAATATCTCGTAGGGTTTTCACACCATAGGCTTCTGCGATTTTTACAAAATCAACTTCATCCCCAAATACATCATTTTTAGATGTCGCGACGTATTTTGAATCAAAGTAACTATCTTGGAACTGTTTGATGATTCCGTAGCCACTATTGTTTAGTATAATAATTTCAACGGGGAGATCATACTTTTTAACTGTAAGAAGTTCCTGAATATTCATCTGGAAACCACCATCTCCGTCAATACAATACACTTTTTTACCTGATCCAATTGCTGCACCAATGGCACATGGGAGTGCAAAGCCCATTGAAGAGTTTCCAAAGTTCGTGAAAAGCTTTTGTCCCTCCTTGAGCTTGGCAGATTGCATCGTCCAAACTAGGTTCCCACCTTGATCCGGAATGACGATACAGTCATCTGGGAGATCCTCGAAAAAATCATCTAGATAATCATAAACAGCTGAATCACCTTCGCGTGTCTTCTCTTCCCCATACTTACACTTCCATTCGTTAATCTTATCGGTCCATATCGCAATACGAGTCCCCATCGTGTCATCGTCACGATATCCATCTACGATAACACTATCAAAAAAGTTCTTAGCATCGCTCACTATACCGAGATCAATTTTAACATCCTTTTCGGGCATCTTATTGATTTCCTCAATATCAACATCTACCATAATCTTCTTCGAGTGAGGAGAAAACATGGGTCCACTTCCACCAATTTGACGACTGTCAAGCCGACTTCCCACAGATATAATGAGATCCGCATTCTGAATGACATAGTTTGATACCCGATCACCGTATACACCTGGAGAACCTACCCGAAGTGGGTGATCACTAGCACATATGTCAAATGCACCCCAAGAAACAAGAAAGGGTACACCTGTCTTTTCAATAAACTTTATAGCCTCTTTCTCCGCACCCGCCAATTTCACACCGTGACCAAACACTACAACAGGTCTCTTACTTTTATAGAGATACTCTGAAATATCATATCGTGGAGTTACCCGACGACTATGTGTGATGAGATTGATATCAACATTTTCAATTGAAGCCATCTGAAGATTTACAGGTAGATCCATAAGAACTGGACCATACCTAGGTGTTTTGAGTTCTGTCAACAATTCTTTGAGAGCACCTTCAAGTCTAGAAAGTTCTGGAACATGTAGGGATTTCTTCGTAACATCCTCAAACATCTTAGCCACGGGCATCTCCTGAAACCCAGTTTGTCTTGGTTTGGACCTGAAATTGGAGAGGTCCTCTTGTGTGTTCACCTGTCCACTAATGAAAAAGGTTGGAACGGAATCATACCAACACCCACATACACCATTTAGGATGTTTTGAACACCTGGTCCACTAGTAACAACTACACCAGCTGTCTTACCAGAAGCTCGGTAGTACCCTTCCGCAGCCATCGCAGCTGATTGCTCATGCTGAAAACAATAGTACCTAACTTTAGGATTTCTAGCAATTGCATTGATAAATGGAACGATAGCTCCACCTGTTATTACAAAATACGTGTCTATACCATTAAGGTACAGTGTCTCTATAATGTAATCACAGGTGTTCATTCTGATATTGTATGGAGCTAAAACTTTAATCATATTTCCACGAACTTCCTGACATACCGAGCAATTTTTCTAGTTCTTCGGGTTTCATATTATAACTATGCTCATCAGATGGAAACTTCCTCCAATGAACGTCATTTGCGTATTCATTTATAGCGTTGTGAAACATCTGTTCTCCATTTATGTACTGTTTAATAAATTTTGGTTTGAAATCCCAAAACATACCTAGGATATCGTGGGATATAACGAGCTGTCCATCCACACATGGACCTGCACCTATACCATATACAGGAATCTTAAGTTCATCTCTAACTATTCTAGATACTTCCTTTGGTACCGCTTCCAGAAGAAGAAGGGATGCTCCATTTTGTTCCACATCTCTAGCCTGGTTCACAAGTTTTTCCACTTCATCACTTGTTTTAGCTTGTATTCTGTACCCACCTAATCTAGCTTGTGTTTGGGGTGTAAGACCCAAATGGCCCATGACAACAGTACCCGAGTCAACAATTGATTTAATTCTATCTGGAAAATACCCTTCAACTTTTACGGCATCCATACCAACTTTTACAAATTCACCTGCGTTACGAATTGCAGTCTCGTTTGATGGTTGATAAGACATGAAAGGCATGTCTCCGATGAGAAACTGATTCTGTGAACCACGTTTCACAGCTTCACAATGTGTCAACATCATACTCATGGGAACTTGATTTAGATTTTTAATTCCATGAACTGTTGAACCAGCTGTATCTCCAACTACTATGAAATCCACATTACAATTGTTGATTATGCGTGAAGTTGGATAATCATATGAAGTTATACCGATACTCCGTTTTTTATTAAGTTTATTTCTGAAAAGATTTAAAATTGTTCTTTTCATGCTAATTTATGAACCAATGTAATCTTTAAGTTAAAGACATGCACGTCTCTTATCCTAAAAGATGATAGCTCTTGTATCTGTACATGATGAAAAATATGAACCACTCGCGGAGTGGACCCTACACAAGAACAAGAAACAGTATTGTGAAAAGCATGGGTATCAACTTCACTATGCGAGTGACGGTGGAGCTTCCATAGCCGGGAAGCCAATGATGGCTAGACCCAATCCACCCATACCAGACACCCACATTCCGATGGGTTGGGCTAAAATTTTTGTGATTCGGAAGATTATGCAGCAACACCCAGAAGTTGAATGGATTTTTAACACGGATACAGATGTCATGATTACAAACATGGACATTAAACTTGAGGATATCATCAAAGAACATGCACCATCCAATATCCACATCCTAATTCCAGCTGACTGTAACGGCATTAATTGTGGTAACATGCTCATCAGAAACAACGCGATTGGTAAGGCTTTTATAAATACGATTATTGCTGGTATGCCTGTGTACAGACAGTGGTACCTCTATGAGAATCAACTCATCCAAGATATGTTTGTGGGAAGTCACCTACGTGAAAATGGTATTACACCTGGTGGAAGCATATGGGCAAGCGTGGGAAAAGTACTTCCACAAAGGGTCATGAACTCATATGATTATTCTAATTTACCGCTTCTCAAGAATAGATCTGAATACAAAGATATTCTTGGGACCGATGGACAATGGAAAAAAGGTGATTTTTTAATTCAGTGGCCTTCTACAGACCTTGACTACAGGATTAAGGTTGCTAAAGAGACTCATAATAAGCTCTTTGGCGATCCTGACGCTCAACAGTCTTAATGTGCCACAATGCGATGAGGGGTTTAGCTTCTAGCATAGCCACTTTGTCGGGATTAGGACCCTCAAGTTTCTCATGAAGGTCGTTAGACCATTTGATTTCTCCGTTATTTTTATAGTACCTACCTTGATAATCTGGCCAATTAACCCACCCCATTTCATTAAGGTTGAACTTGTAATCAGTGATCCAATCAGCTGTGTACCCGGGACAGATGTTAATCCGTGGGACATACATGATGTCACCATCAAATGTTTTAATGTTATTAATGAGTGCTTCTTGTGGCATCTCGTCTGCATCAATTGCAAAGATATAGTCACCCTTACACTTTGTAGCGTGATAGTTCCTATGATCCGAGAACTTTCCATCAAACTCCCGCTCGTTAACCACAATCTTGTCATCATAGGACTTCAATACCTCTCTAACTTCGGGTGTCACATTCGTGGAATCAACGAGGATGTTGATTTCATCTTCCTCTCCCTTAACCTTAAGGAGAAAGTTGATAAGTGAGTTTAGCTCCCGATCTTCGTTACACACACAAATGGCGTAAGAAATCTTTACCATTTTATAAGTTAAAGTAAACACCTCTTTAAATAATAATGAAGTATATCACATACTCTTTATGGGGTGACAATAAAGTGTATACTTATGGAATCATTGAAAATGTTTTGGATGCGAAAAAATTCTATGAAGGGTGGATTGTGAGAGTTCATTACAATGATACAGTTCCAGATGAAATCGTTGATTGGTTGAAGGGGCAGGATAATGTTGAAGTTGTTCATCACCCAGGTACGAAAACAAAAGCTTCAAACACTCTATGGCGTTTTGAAGATCTTTTTATCAAAGATGCTACAGTCTTGTCTCGTGATGCAGATTCTAGATTTTCAGATAGAGAAGTAAAACTCGTGAATGAATGGCTGGAATCTAACCGAGATTTTCATATCATACGTGATCACAAACACCATATGGTTCCAATCCTCGCTGGAACTTTCGGGTGCCGAAATAACTGTTTAGAATACATTGGAATACCCGGTCCACTTCGTAATATCAACAGTGTACCAACGAAATACGTCCGTGGAAATGAATTATTGGATGAGTTTACGAAAACGTATACAGGTGATCACGACGCATACTTGATTGACCAGATATTTTTAGCCTATTATGTTTACAACTTTATAAATTGTAACGCGTTGATTCATTGTAGCCACAACGCATATGAACCTTTTGCTATTAAAATTGACCCAGTTGAACATGGTTTTGTAGGGGAAGTGGTGACAGAATGTCCAATAGCCTCAGATATTATGGGTGATTCTGAGAATACATTCGAACGTGTTGGAGCGTATTAAAAAATAAAACGCTAGAGTATGATAAGTATGGAATCTCATGCCGAAATTAAGGATAAGTGTGATGGTCTCGAAACTCGGTTAAACGAAATCGCTGCCGATATTCGGGACCTTCCATTTGACTATAAACTTATTGAAAAATATCACGCTGTGGATGAAGATGTTCAAAAGTTGTATGAATGGTATGATGGAATGAAAAGGGTCTTAAAAAAATATATAGATGAAAAAGACATAGTTGAGAACAAGTTGCGAGAATTAGATACGAAAACCAAATTTCTCAACAACCATGTTCAAAACCTCAAATTACAAAAGTTTTCTCGTGACCAACACGCATACGACTATTGACCATTATATCATATCCCGCATCATTAATATTTTTACAAAATGCAACATCTTCTGAACACATATCTCTAATCTTTTTCCCGTTTTCACATTCCATTTCTACAAGTGGGTGGTCAAAATATGGATATTTCATCTTTTCTAAAACTTCTCTACGACACGCAAAAAAGCCCATACCATTATACGCGACTTTAACGTACTTCTTTCTTTTATCCAAATCATTTATACCAATGAATTTAAACGTACCGTGTTTTTTAAAATACTCAATATCCCAATCTTTGACAGCTGCATAATGTTTAAGATCTGTCATACGATACAATCCTGATATAACTGGATACTTATCAGTATCTTCTATAAGTTCAACGACTTGTGTAGGTGTAAACATAATATCAGAATCTATAGTTAACCAAACGTCATAATCGTATTGACTTTCAAATGGTTTTTGATCGGAACCCCTCATGACATCTAACCCTAAAGTTTTCATTCTAGAAAAGCTAACAAAACTGGAATATTCGTTTATGATTCTAACTACATACCCTTTATTTACTAACAGAAGTAAAGTTTGTGTCCAATTTATAAGAAAATCACCGGAATATTGACGCCCCGGAAGCGCGATAATAACCTTTTTCATTCTTTATACCTATACGTTCAACACTTTAAGCACTTCATTTACAGCTGGATGTCTGACAATATCACTCTCATCCATCTCCACATGTTTGATATAGTCATAATCCAGTCCATGAAGTTTATAGGTTAGGAATGCGAGACCGTTATCTTCACCGAGATCAGATTGTTCTAGGTCCCCAGTGATGATTAACTTTGTATTGTATCCTATACGGGTCAGGAGCATCTTCATCTGATTTGGTGTACTATTTTGCATCTCATCCGCGATAATGACCGTATTGTCAAATGTGCGACCTCTCATATAACCCAGTGGTTCAATAGTGATACAACGGTCCATCTGGTTGTGAGAAAGATACTTTTCAAATATGTCAAACATTGGGCGCGTCCAGGGTTCCATTTTGCGCTCCATATCCCCAGGTAAATACCCCATATCTTCATCCGCTGCCACGATTGGTCGCGTCAAGATAACCTTACCCCTAAAAGACTGTTGGATGTGCTCAATACCAATTTGACACGCGAGCATAGTTTTACCTGTACCCGCTGGTCCCGTACCAATTACAATTGGTTTGGGGGAGCGAAGAGCAAGCATATATTGACATTGACCAGCTGTTTGGGGGAAGTTCATATATATTAGTTAAAGTTTATTTCCTTATATAATTATATGGAGTACCACTTTGTAAAATTAAATGTAAACGGTACATATCTCAGTCTTGTGGATCCGACACAAAAATCAAGGTTCATATGTTTCCGTGATAAGAAGATTGCCGGTAAGTGTATAGAATATGTATCATCATTTAGAGCGAGACGTGGAGTTTGGCCGTCATTTGACATGTCAAATGGAATGAAAAAGATAGAAGATTCTACTGTAAAATTACGGACCCCTGAACAAGTGATGCGTTATTTAGAAATAGAGACTTATGATTTTGAGATAATTGATCAAATTGCGGCACGGACAAATACATCATTTTATTGTGTCTTGAGATTTCATAGTACTTTGATTGATAATATAGAGTCACTTGATATGTCCGGACAGGAAATGGATCCAATAGTTGATGAAGCTGCGTATAGGGATTTACTAGAGTATAAATTGAAGTGTGAATGAAGTAGTTTCTATTGAGGTTTACGCATGTCAAATTTTTCTTTAGCATTTTTAACATTTAAAGTGATTGTACCGGGTTTTTCTGCACCAGCCGCTTTCATGGCTAAGAGAAGAATTAAAAAATACATACTTGGGAGTAGAGAATCGGTTATCTTAAACTCGTCACCGACTGCAATAGTAATATTACCGGTCATATTGAGAGTCTCTTTAGTTACCAACTTCCCATTTTTGAATTCCATTTTACTAAGTAACTCCGATACCATGGGAGAATTCGTATCCAATTTGTCATCCCAGATATCATCAGTTAATTTATCTAATAAAGATTCTCCGTTTTTATTGACTACCCCAATCATGGTACCCTCATTGTCATATTTTTCAATAAACCAACAATCGTGACCCCCTCCTGGACACTCGGTATACCCTGGCGTTGTAATGTCAGATAGACTCAAATCGTACACATACGCAAAACCATTGGTGACAGTACCCTCATATGAGGGACAATAAGACTTTTCGTTATCACGACCACAAGAATATACCTCAGGCATCTGAATATAAGCTTCACTTTTTGGCATAATTCTATAACCTTCTGTGAGAGTAGTGCCATTTTCTGTAATAGTAAGTTCACTTTGTCCATCCTGTCCATCTTTCTTCATCTGTGTAAAATAGTAGTACGCGAGTGCAGCTACAAGTATCACGACTAGTATAAGTACTGCGTAACCGATCATTTATGTTATACACTTACAAAAAAAACAGATACTTAAAACCAATAACACTTGTACAATAAATATGTGTGGCATCTTAGCCCTCTTCGGTGAGGATGTAGAGGTATCTTCGTACCTACTTACTCACCGAGGTCCTGATGATTATCGCACGAAAACTCTAGGTAAATGCCGAATGGATTTTTATCGCCTCGCGATCAATGACCTCACCGATGCAGGTATGCAACCTTTCAGACAAGGTGATCATATGTTGGTATGCAACGGTGAGATTTACAATTATCGTGAACATCTCACTGGTCACGAAGCGAGTAAGAGTGACTGTGAAGTTCTCATCCCTCTCATCAAGTACTACGGTATAATGGGTGCTATGGATCAGATTAATGGCGACTTTTCCCTCGTCTACACGGATGGTAAGAGGGTCATCGCTGCTCGTGATCCGATTGGTGTGAGACCTCTATTCTACACACGTTATGACAAAGATTCAATTGCATTCGCCAGTGAGGCCAAAGCGCTTCTATTTCTGAACTCTAAGATTGAAATTTTCCCACCTGGTCATATCTATGATTCGTATATCAATGACTTTGTGTGTTACCACACGGGATATTGGAAGGTTTTCAAGCATTTGAATACGGATTGTCGTGATATGTTGAGAACAACTTTGGAACACGCTGTTCATGAGCGCATAAACAACACAGAGCGTGACATTGGATTCTTATTGTCCGGTGGTCTTGACAGTAGTTTGATTTGTTCTATCGCAGCTAGAAAGTTAGGAAAGATTAAGACATTCTCTATTGGTTTAGAGGGAAGTCCTGATTTGGAGGCCGCTCGAAAAGTTGCAGAGTACTTGGATACGGATCATACAGAGGTGAAGTTTACTATTAGAGAGGGTCTCGCTCACCTTAATGATGTCATTCATTCCCTGGAATCGTATGACACGACCACCGTTAGGGCGAGTACACCTATGTGGCTTCTATGCAAGTACATTAAACAACACACCTCGTGTCGGTACATCTTTTCAGGTGAGGGGAGTGATGAGATTTTGGGTGGATATCTCTATTTCCATAACGCACCAAATGTAGATGAGTTTGCATGTGAAAATATGCGCAGACTTAGGCTGATTCATCAGTTTGATGGGTTGAGGGCGGATAGATGTGCGGGTGCCCATGGTCTAGATTTGATTGTTCCATTCCTTGATAAGAACTTCATAGACCTTTGTATGAGCATCAACCAGAATGATAAGAGGGGGAACATTGAGAAGAAAATCCTACGAGAAGCATTTACAGGATATCTCCCAGATGATATTCTATGGAGGCAGAAAGATGGGATGAGTGACGCAGTAGGAACAAATTGGGTGGATGAGATCAAGAAGTACGCTGAAGATAACGTGGATGATATGTGTTTAAGAGACACAAAGAAAATGACTCACGGTCATAACACCCCTCTCACGAAGGAAGAGGCTATGTACAGAAACATCTTTTGGAAAATGTATGGAAAGGACAACGATCATCTCATTTCTGAGATTTGGAGACCCAAATGGACAAAAATTACTGATCCAAGTGCGCGTCTACTTATAGAAAAGAATCCTAAGTAACATATAAACATGGCTGAGTTATTTGTTAAGAACTTTGATTGCAGGAATGAGAAGCATGTCATGTGGCTCAAGGAAGTTGGTGCGGGTATGGCAAAGGTTTCAACTGGGGAGAAGTATGACATTTCTAGGACTGTCAACAACAACCCTCTCGCGGGAAACCCAAAGATGAGCAACCCCATGGATTGGGCTTATATTCACTTTCAGCTTGCTATGAAGTACGCTAATGCTGTACTAAACAGTGACGCTTTCATCCCCTCTAACAAAACTGAGGTACTCTTCGAGGGTGAAGTCTCTCGGGTCTGAGTTCTCATCCATACGAACTAATAATATGGGTCCATATACTTCTTCGGTATTAAAGGGGGTTGGTAACACGTTGAGGTTTACATTTTCTCCACATGTGGACTTCATAATCACAACGTCAAGGTCTGGCCATTGCCCTATGAACGTCGCGGGTCCACCCAATCTCAAAAAAATTTCATTTTTACTTGGTTCAATGTCTAAGTCTATTTCTTGTATGTTTCCAAATTGTTCTTTTATCAGTACAGCCACAGTCATCTTGAATTCCTACGATAAAAAAATATCAATAGAATGTAAATGAACAACACGATTTTACTCTCGGTGGCCGTCGTGGTCATAATCGTTTATATGATGATGAAATGTAGCGAGAAGTACACGTCCGACCAATCCGCGTACCGGTATGGTCTCGTTGATACCAACCCTATGCGTCGCACCTCTCAATTTTTCGATACTTGCTCTCCTGAAAATATGGCTGATTGCTCTCGAAACAACCCCTACGAAGGATTACCGCTCCCCTAAGTCAGTTAAAAACAATGTAATATTATACATTAAGAATGGAGAACCCAACTCGTCAATACGTGGTTGACCGCATTTCAGCTCTCCTCGAGATTCCTAAAGATGATACGATCTGTATAAATCTCGAGAAGAACATTTTGAATTACTCAATGGACAAAGCTCGCACCATTAATCAACAACCCGCGTGGGACAATCATAAATATTCAAGTATTTATAAACAAAAGTTTCTACAGATTCAATCTAACCTGAAGAAGTCTCCTGTTCTGAAGGGGTGGATTCTTGACAAGAAGATCAAGACTAAAGATGTCGTTGAGATGCGCCCAGAGGACTTGTGGCCCGATGGACCCTATGCGAAGACGATGGAAGAAAGAATCATTAAAGACATGAGAAAGCAGTATGTTGAAAAGGAAGCTCGTGCTAATTTAGTAGGTCTTTTTACATGCGCACGGTGTAAGTCAAAAAAGACGACATATTACCAACTTCAAACAAGATCAGCCGATGAACCCATGACAACTTTTGTGAGTTGTCTCAATTGTGATAAGAACTGGAAGTGTTGATGTAGTATTTAGAATCTGTCCAATCTGTTGGCATATCACCGACGGACAGGACAAAATTGTAGCCTAGCCTTTTTTTCATAAGAGACTTTGTTTTTGCACTCGTAAATCCCAAATAGTCGTACACGATTCCATGATTTTTCAATTGATTAATAGTCATCTTTACACCTATTTCAATTCCTGGTCTAGCTGTGATAATCACAATTTTGTACCCAAGCTCTTTCATTCTATGTAATAATGATATGATTGGTACATTTGGAGTACCATTTGTCCATATGAGTGTATCGTCTATATCAAACATAACTGCATCATTTGGGCCAGCTGGACCTATCATATTAATATTATTAAAGATTTAAATACTGCTTTGTGTAGATATGATCGTTGACGTTCGTTGCGAAGATGACACGGTGCAAATTGCGCGTATAGTTCACGAACATGCTGGTATGCAAGCTGTTAATTTTCTAGAAGAGAAGAAACGTGGTGTTTATGATTTTTCTTCTGTTACGGAACTTGTATGTAAAGAAGCTATTTCTGGTTTTTATGATGTTGATAATTTAGAAGATACAGATCTTTATTATAAAACAGATGATGGATATGAATTAGTTGATGACAGTGAAGACGAAGATTATGAATGTACAGATTCAGATATTTCTGAAAGTGAATCTATGATTGACGACGAAGAAGATGAGGATACTTAAATAAAACAAGCGATACTTAACTATGGAATGTCCGGTATGTTATAAAACACATACGGAGTATAAACTAACATGTGGACATTCATTTTGTTACCAATGTATTACCCATTGGTACCAAGAGTGTGAAAATAACACATGCCCGATGTGTCGTAAAGAGATATCATTTGAACCTCGTGAAGAGGTACGTGAAGTTCACATTCAATGCAACCAGTATGCCACTATAGACAATTATATAGTTTTTCACGACTTGTTGGACAGGTATAAGGGTCTAGATATAAAAGATATTGAGTATCTAAGAAGACAGGGTTGGGTTAGATGGGTAATGGAACATAGAGCTAAGAAACAATCTTGTACTAAATATATATTTCATGGACTTCAAGGAACCGAAAAAGCGTGTTACGAAAAACGACAAGAGGCATCGAAAGCAAGTATTTTCACAAAAGTGTGTACGTCTTAAAACTCAACTTTTGGAAAAGAAGTTAGAGGAGAAATTTCAAAAGAAACCTACATAAGGATTTGATCTCATTAGTAAATAAGTAACTAAAGAGATGGCTCCTTATCAACCCCCTAACGCGCATTACTCTCAGATGGATGTTAGTGAATATGATGAAGAACATATTTTCTCTTTCATCGGTAAGACTGGAAGGCGTTTCTATTGGTTGACCAAATTTCTTGGACTAGATTACCTTTGGTATGACAAAAAGAGGAAAGTGATTGAAATTTGGGGACCTTATCACACACATGACAACAAACAATCCGAACATGTCATTCGTTGTGAATTAGATTTTTTCAAACCTAAGTTAGAGGAAAAATCCCTAATTTCTCAAGATGAGCATGTACAAACGACCGTTGTCGCGTGTTAGAAATGACTTCACTGATCCTAGACCAGTGAAATTAATGGAGGGAACTTTTTTACATGGCATAGTGAACCCAGGTCAGACTGATGTATATAAATTCGTACCAGGTCCAGTTTATGAAAAGGAGGCGTACCTAATCGCTCTGGAAAAGCATTACAAGCGCTATGGTATACCCTTCAAAAAACCGCAGCTCCCAGACTCTGTGACAAAGGTGAAACCTGAGCCGACAAAGGAACCAGAATTAGGTTTTGGTGATAAAGTGTATATGAAAATGAAGATTCTCAAAAGTGGTATTGTTCGTATAAAGTTGGATGCGTCAATTGCAACTCTACATGAAAAATACTATAAAAAAGCTTTGAGACCGCCTATGAAGAGTATTCTACAGGCCTATAAGTCAATGGGATTTAGTACTCAATTTTTGGAAAAAATTAAAAAAAGATTTGAATGGAACGTTAAGGAACAGAAGAGAATTGAAAAGATCATAGACAAAATCTTCAATAAGGAACCAGTGAAAAAGGTAAAAAAGAAAAAAGAAGAAGAGGAGGAGGAAATTGTTAGAGATCTAAATGAGGATGAAGAAGAGAAGGATGACGTACCTGATGAGGATGAGGGAATGGATGTAGAACCTGATGCAGATGAAGATATTGAGGAGCCCGTGGATGATGAAGAATATCTTTCTGATTAATCTCTTTTCAATGGTGGAAGACGGACCCCAAGAGACCGAAGTGACTGTCTCTTTTCTCTGGAAATTTTTGTTTCTGGGTCTTTTTGATACTCTAACCATATGAATAAATCCGGTGTTCCATCTATTTCTGAGAGTATATTGAGATGTCTATGGGTTCTATGAAAATTGTTTAATCTGGTAAACATCGTGATCCATTGATCTTCCGATGGACATACCCATTCGTCTTTGTGTGATGGATCTTCTAGATAGTCAATAGCGCGTTTTAAGAATATGTCATAATATTCATTATAATCAAAATCCCTAACTTCCTCTACCGGTGGATCTACTAATAGTTCCAACTCTATTAATTCCACTGGGAAAGCCCATTGTATCATTTCAATTGCATCCGTACTTGACATGATATACTGTATCATACCTGCAGTAAGCAAACTTCGTTCTCTTTTCTTTTTATTCCTATTGTGCTTCTTACGATTTGAGTTGAGATATTCTTCTCTACAGAGTTCGAATGAATTTTCAATGATGATCCCTTGAAGTTCAACTGGCAGCGCATCCCATAGCGATTGTTGACTCATCACCCTTAAAATTTCCTTAGATAAAAATCCTGGTTACCTAAGTCGTAAACTACCTATATTATTTTTACTTTAAAAATGTTCATCACCCATATCGTCGTCGGTAACTCTGTTCTTGAAAGATCTGTTTTCTGGGATCTCAAAAAAGCTGTAAAATACGCACAAGAAGCAACCACCCACAAAGTTTGGGAAATCGGCGACAAACAGTTCTACTACGGAAACGTTGACGCTCGTATCTACCGACCTAAACTCCGAGTAACTTCTGACCACATCGATGAACATATTCTTTCTATCTCTCATTCCCACGGAAATCGCTGAGATGTCATGCGATCAACATGTTGTAAAGATACAACTTGAGATTACACAGATGCTTTACATGGCTTGGCATTTCGCGCAGCAACAAGACTACGTTGCAGAGAATGCTCCCCTAACAAAAGATGGGTCACGACGTGGGTACAGACCCGCACACCCCAAACACCCCATGACGATGTGGGTTGCTTCAAGCCCTGAAAACTATATGTACGCGTGTAAGATTGGGATAGCCCTGACTCTGGAATACACGCGCAGATATGGAAAAGTACATACATGCGCCAGGCATCTCATGTGGCTTTGGGATCACCATCCTTCCCATTTTGAAGAGAGACGAAGCGAGACTGCATATTATTCTGACGAAGGCATTCCCGAGTGTATGCCTGAGCCATATAGGCGGAAAGGAGTTGTAGAAGCATACCAACTTTACTATATGGTAGAAAAAATGTCATTTGCTAGATATAAAGATATATGAATAAATGATAGTAATGCCTTCTGGGGGTTGTCCACATGGCTTTTCATACGTTCAATGCAAGGATTGTAACGGTGGTCCTATATGCATACACGGAGACATAAGATCTATATGTTTAACATGCAAATACTCGGAACTTTGTGTACACAATAAAAAATTAACCAGGTGTGCTATATGTTCTAGGGCTGGGGAAAAGAAACATTTTCTCGGGTCTCTCAATTGGATCCATGGTATAACCAATTTCTTTAAGAAATGAAGGTACTTTACTTCCCTCGTAGTCAATCAATTCCACTAACAGCGTTGGTAGATGGTTCGTTATGACATTTCTCGCACCCTCTAGAACCTGGAGTTCATGCCCCTCTACATCAAGTTTTATGAATGAAACTCTACCTTTGTATATATCATCCAAGCGACGACATTCTACTTTTGTTTCACTTGAATGGTCTGTACCTTCATCCGTATAGATAGAAGTTCCTCCATAGTTTCTAAGACCTGTACTTTTGACTTCATTTGCAAGATACATATTCACGGGTTCTGAATTATTTGAGAGTGCTACGGGTACCGAATACATTTTATGCTTCAATTTGTTATTTTCAATATTCAATTCCACAATCTTATAAAATATGGGCTCGAATGCGTAGACAGGTCCATAATCCGAAAACATTAACGAATTGTACCCAATATTTGCACCGATGTCAAGTATTTCTGTACCCGGAATGTAATACTTTTCAACATCTTCACGCATCCATCCATCCCACTCAAACCCCCTCTGTATAGCGGGTCCAATATACTCATCACCTACGATGGTAAATACATTGTATCTTCCATTATGTGTACATTTGACAGTAAGATTAATTTTACTCATGTGTTAAAAGACAGTTAAAACTTTAAACTGTATATAACAAAAGATGTTCAGTCTATCAGCTAAGTTACCTGTAGCTCCACCTGTCAATATTGATTCTTCTGAAGTAAAACAGGAACGTGTATATCACCCGAGAACGTACAGTGATTTTGTTAAGAGTCTCAAGAATAATGAACTTCCCCAAGTTGTTATAAAACCTAATCAAAACCTTGCGATCTATGATGACGACGAGGGTAACTATGGAGACACACGAATTGTTCAGACGGAACAACTGTGGCAAACTCTCACCGAGAGTGACGCGAATGTTATGATTGACACAACTGTACCAACATCCATGACTGATTATCTTTCTACCTTTTTCCTGTTTTCACTTGCTTTTTTCTTGTTCCGTGGTATTTTTTCTGGTGGGGGTGGAGGTGCGGGACCCATGGGTAATCCTTTCTTAAAGAATAAGGAGTTTAAAGCTGAGGAGGATATTGAGACTCGCTTCAGTGATGTTGAGGGTATTGATGCAGCCAAGGATGAACTAGAGGAGATTGTGGATTTTCTTAAGAAGCCCGAACGTTATTTTGGGAGCGGGGCCAGGATCCCCCGTGGAGCTCTTCTTGCTGGTAAGCCTGGTACAGGTAAGACTCTGCTTGCTCGTGCTATCGCAGGTGAATCTAATGTTCCGTTCATCCAATGTTCTGCGGCAAACTTTATTGAAATGTTCGTCGGTGTTGGAGCTAAACGAGTACGAGATCTCTTTGAGGTTGCTCGCGAAAACCAACCTTGCATTGTCTTCATTGATGAAATTGATGCCGTTGGTAAACAACGCGGTGCGGGTGGCATGCCGTCTAACGACGAGAGGGAGCAAACCATTAATCAACTCCTCACAGAGATGGATGGATTTGATAATGAGACTGGTATTGTTGTTGTCGCGGCTACTAACCGAATTGATATCCTTGATGATGCATTGCTTCGGCCAGGTCGTTTTGACCGTAAGATTCAAGTTGGTCTCCCTAGTGTCAGAGGTCGTAAGAAGATTTTGGGTGTACATGCACGCGATAAAAAGCTCGCGGATGATATCAACCTTGACAGCATCGCTAAGCAAACTACGGGGTTTTCTGGGGCTGAACTGGCAAACCTTCTCAACGAGTGCGCTATCCGTGCTGTCCGCGACGGTGACGGGACAATTACTGCGGATATCGTGGAGAATGTATATCAACGCGTCGTCGTGGGTGCGAAAGGTGATACGAAATTTTCTCCAAAGAAGAAGGAGCTCGTAGCCTACCACGAGGCTGGCCACGCCATTGTGGGTGCTATCCTCCCAGACTATGACATTGTTCGTAAGGTCTCAATCATTCCCCGTGGTGGTGCGGGTGGTGTGACATTCTTCCAACCCTCGGAGGATAATGCTGAGTCTGCTATGTACACGAAGCAATACCTCATTTGTCAAATTATCGTGGCTCTTGGTGGTAGAGCCGCCGAGGAAGTCATCTATGGTAAATCTCTTGTAACAACCGGTGCTTCCGGTGACTATGCCCAGGTGTATATGATTGCTAGAGAGATGCTTACCACATATGGCTTCAGTAAGTACAAGTTTGATTATCGCAACATGTCCAGTGAGGCTTCCAAACTTGTTGATCTAGAAATTAACAGCCTTGTTGACAATTGTTACAGAGAAGCTGTGAGTATCATTAAGGAAAATCGTGATAAGCTTGAAGAACTCAAGATCAAACTTATAGAAGATGAGATTGTTGATGGTGATTGGGTCTATAACCTAGTCGGTCGTGAGAAGTTTGATTAAAATGTTACCATATTTTAGATATGAGTGCTCGTCCTCGGAGAGATACAAAAGCTCCTGAGAGATATCGGAAAAATGTAGAGACTGCAGCCGAGAGAACTGCGGCTAGACCTAGGACAAACAAGACAAAACCAAAAACAGTCGGTAAAACCAACATACAACCACAAGCAATCCGTGAATTGGCACCTAAAAATGCACAATCTCGTGTTTTGGCTATTTTAGACAGGTTGTCTCAAGGTAAAAATGAAAAAATATACAACATGCTCTACTCCATATATAGAGATGCTGCTGCTACTTTATTTACACGCCTTGAATTGGATGATAATGCACTGATTTCATCCATAGAAAAACAGTACAAAGTGGTGAGTGGCAATATAAGAGAGGCGGGTGGGCCAAAGAATACTTTATCTTTAAATTTTAAAACACCGGACGACAAATTAAATTTCTGTCTCCTCATGTGGTTAGATATGAGTCATGATGGTACAGTTGGCACAAACTTTGAAACTTTTGTGGAAAGTAGTATAGTGAAGACATTTTTAGGTGAAACCATATCTTACAAAAAAGACACTGAAATGATGTCGCGGATGAAAAAGTTGGGAATTATAACCACTGAAAAAACTAAAAAAGGTGTTGGTAAATTAGAGGGTTTGTGGCCCGGATCGCAGTTTGAGAACAAGATCAAAGTTAATCTACCATCTATTTTCGGTGTCCAAGAGCCTATAACAACTATCGCCGTTAGCACAAAACTTTATAATTCAGCAAAAAATCGCGAGAATAAACCTATTTATGTCACTATAGATTCTGAAAGTGAAAACAAGTCCATTTCTACACTTATTGAAAATGCCAAATACCCCTTCACCACCTCCAATGGTAAAACAATAACTAGATATTACCTTAAACCTATTATAACACTTTCTAACCGCGTTGATCCAGGTAGACTTATGCCTATAAAAGGTGTTACCGAAGAATTTTCTAAACTCATGCAAAAGGCTGACAAGTTGAAGTCTACACAGTTGTACAATGTGAAAGATTGCGACTTTACAGTTGGTAAAACTCGTCTCACATTAGGTACAGCTGGAAGAGGTAAGTTTAATCTTAAAATAAATGGTAATGAAGTACCTTATGGTGTCACGGCCGGTGAAGCCAAGAAAGCTTCTAACGATAAGGATAAACTTTCCAAATTTTTGGGTGATTTCATGCAGATTTTAACTGTTCTCAGTAAACCTGTCAATCAGCGTATCGTGTTAGGAACTTTAGACGGTGTTTTGTGTGGTATGTATTGTTTCCTTTCAAAGAGTTTAATGAATGAAGAACCCAGAATATTTATTGATATGTCCTTCAAACAACGTAATCAGATAGTCATGTATGGTGTTTCGGACTTAATACAAATTGGTAAGGGTGTTAAACAACAGGAATCGTTTATTGGAAGTAATTTCAGAAGCAATAACAATAATAGCACTGAAGTTTCATCTGGAAGTAACCGCACAGAAGGTGGTGGCAACACGAATAACAAAAACAATCGGGGAATTTTTGGAAGGATTTTCCGTGGTAATAAGAAACCCGTGAACAGTGGCGTTGTCAACAGGAGTCCACTGAACAACAGTGCTCGTAGAATGAATGTTAACAACACTACGAGTGTCGCTGGTTCTAGCCAGGGAAGTGTCTCTAGAAACAGCAATAACAATAACAACAATGTGAGCCAGAGACCCCCAAAACGCGCGAGAAACAATAATAATAATGTCAGTCAACCCACCGCGAAGAGAGTAAATACAGGTCGTAACAAATTGATCCAGAACTTGAAGAAAAGGAATCTTCCCAACTTTGTGATAAATGGTCTCATGAAGAGTTACGATAACAAAAGCAAAACAGCCAATCGGGTTATACAAGACGCAAACAACTTCGGTAAAACAATTGCAGCGGGTAGAACTGCTCAGAGAATTGGAACCCTTAGAGCTCGTTAAATATAAGTTAAAGTTAATACCCCTATTATACACAGAATGTTTACCATTTCTGCTACACCTGTTCGTGTGTATAATTCGGTTGAGAAGAAGCCTGAGGCTGCCCCACGACCTAAACGTAATCGTCATTGGCGTCAGCATGCAGTTAGCCCCCGAATGCCACGATCTGACACCAGAGATGCGATAATTGTTGAATTGCGTGAAAAGCTTGAGAAATATGAAGATACCAATAAGAAGCTGAAGCTGTTAGCGAGGTGGAATCTACGATCTACGAAGTCTGCTCTTAAAGATGTAGAGGAAATGTTACGTGTTTTAGATGAACATGATTAAAGATTTTGATTTTTATACAAACAGAAATGGAGTTCGTTTACGAAATACCAAACAACCTTTCGGATGAAATGTGTGAAAAAATGATTGAGAAATTTGAGAATGACGATAGAAAACAACCAGGTGTTGTGGGTGGGGATAGGAAAGTCAGACCCGTTAAAACAAGTTTGGATTTAACTATTAGTCACTATCCAGAGTGGAAGGAAATAGATGCATATTTACACAAACAGTTGCAAGAAGGGACAGACCAGTATAGAAAACACCTGAAGGAACGTGTGGGTGATACATTAACGTTCATGTTTAACTCGTCATCTTATGACACTGGATATCAGATACAAAAGTCTGTCCCTGGTAATTTCTATTCATGGCACGACGATTCCTTTCTTAGCAAAGAAGGAGGAGGGCGTTTTCTTACATTTTTGTGGTATTTAACTACACATGATCCCGTTCTGGAAGGAGGTGGTACAGCAATTCATCCGGCGGCTGGGGATGGTGGAAAGGTTATAAAACCTGAACGTGGAAAGCTTCTTCTGTTTCCAGCTACATGGACCTATCTTCATATGGGTCTACCACTAGTTTATGGAGACCCTAAATACATTTGCACTGGGTGGATACATACGAAATGATAACCTAAGTAAGTGTAAATAATTGAAAAACTAAATCAATGAACACTCTAGTTGAGGCTTGCCAAAACGCTATTGCAATCTTGTGTCTCCAGTTGAGTGTTGGAAAAATCTGGGATCATGTTCGCCGCTAAATTCCCAGCACTTCACACATCTTCTTTCACTTATAGAAGGAATCTGATCCAGAAAAAGGTTCGTTGTTATTATTCTCTTGACAACAAGAACAGTAAACCTCTTGACGAAGTTGAGCACGATAGTATGTTTCATGTATTGACTTTTATTGAAGATGGTGACCATGGTATCTATTCAATCAATTACCTTGATGATGAAGCTATGATTAAGAATGATATTATCGCTTTTACAAATTTTGAAGATGCATTTCGGTACAAGACCCTTTTAGAAGCTGAAATGGGTCATAGACCCTATGTACAATTTGCTTCGAGATTTGAACTTGAACATGCATGCAATGTTGGTGGTTATCGTTGCAGAGTTGTGAACGAGGGTGCCCTTGTCACCCCTCCCAACCAAACTTTGAAGATTACTGATTGGGAACGACGTTCGGCCCTTCTTAAAGGTAAATGGTCTGTTAAAGATACCAAAGAAGATCCTCCATTTGAATGGCCTTAAAAAATAAAAGTGAGAGTGAGTTATGACTATAGTACTTGACCGTGTAATACGTATGTTAAAACATGATAAATATCTACCCCTAAAATGCTACGCTTCTTCACGACAACTTTCAAATAAGTTTAACTTTTGTGAATGTATCATACAATGTAAGTATCTGCCTACTCACCGTGAATCAGTACAGATTCAAGACTGTCAGTACTTGGAATTGGAGAAAGACCGTGTATCACAGAAGTAGTTTGTGCACATCTATGTTCTTCCAAATTGGCGACGGTGTTGAATGTTATGTAACATTTATTACAACGAACAGTTCCGTAACCACGTGAAATTCTATAGTTTATCTGTTCGGTACTGTGTCCACCCATGTGTGTGATTAACTTTTCCATGTTTTCATAGTTGTTCCCACATATGTCACAAGAACATTCAAAGAGTTTGTGAAAGTTACGAGATCTTGACTTTCTACTCGAAAAGAATGATAAGCACATCCTTATATATAACCTAAGTTATATAAAGTTTTAAACCTCTTCAAATTTAACATGAGTTGCATGCAATACGTTGCATTTGACTTTGAGACCAGTGGACTCCCTACTGGTCGTCGTAATGTTGAAGTTACCTCGGAAACCCTGAAGAACTTTGATGACTGTCGTGCAGTTTCTCTATCTGCGGCACGTTTTTCATCAAAGGGTCGTATCCTTGATACATTTGATGCTATTGTCCAACCAGATAACTTCCAGATTGGTGAGAGATCTATTGAAGTTCACGGTATCACACAGGAAATGGCTGAACGTAATGGACGTCCATTCACGGAAGTATTCACAGACTTTATCAAGTTTATTGGACCCCGAACGACCACGCTTGTTGCACATAATGCACAGTTTGACAGGAGTGTTCTCCGTTCAGAAGTGATCCGCCATGGTTTAAACGAATCTCTACTTGATAAGTTTAACTTTGTATGTACCCTTCAGATCTACAAGGAACGTTTCCTGAAGCCAATTAAGCTGGGGGTACTCTACAATGAACTGTTTGGTGAAGACTTTGAGAACGCCCACAATTCCCTAGCCGACTGTATCGCATGTGGTCGGGTGTATCCTTTCTTGATGGGACAAACGGAAAGGCAGCTCAAAAAGATTGGTGTACCCAAGGTTATCATCGGTGCTTCATCTGTAGCGTCGGCTATTGGTAAGAGTCAATTTAAGAAGCAACCTGAGCTCATTTCTGAGTTGTGGAAGAAGTACTTGCCTCAAACATTTGAGGGTCAAACTAGGGAGGAAGAAGCCTTACTCGTTCTCAACTCTATGGAAACGACGAAGAAGATTCTCAATGAAGCTGAAAGTTTCAAGTCTGAGAAGAGTGATGACGTGAAACAACAGACACGTAAACTCTTCCATCAGATTGAACATTCTGGTCTCCTTCCACAAGATATGTTGAAGGCGAAGGAACATATCCGGAAGACCCTTTCTACTAATCATGGAATTAGGAATGAGGACAAGACTGCGAAGTTTGATAAGATGGCTGCCAATCTCATTGAAGATGATACTTACTATACCCATGACATCTGCAAGATTGAGGGTACCCTCTACCAGATTGTTGGAAGGGTTGACCGTGTTCAAACGAATGAGGATGGCTCGCGCACTCTGGTTGAGATTAAGAATCGGGCAAACGGGTTCTTCGGTCGTGTGAGGGACTATGAAGAGGTGCAGTGTCAGACATATATGCAGATGATGAATGGTATTGACTTTTGTCGTCTCGTAGAGACCTATAATGGTGAGAGTAAGTCATATCTCATTCAAAAGAATGATGATATGTGGACCCAAGAAATTGTCCCCAAACTTCAAAACTTTTGTGAGCATTTCCACGGTATGTTGAGCGAGAGAACCTAAGTGAATAGCTAAATTATAAATATGTAAAAAAATGAAATTAATACCAATTAAGTTGCTAACAGATGAAAATGTCAAAAATACCCTTTTGAATCTCAAAATAGATACTTCTGAGATTGACAAGGATGATTATATAGAGTCTAAAATACTTACCGATGTTAAGGCAAGGCAATTATTGGCTATTGAAGATGCGAGTGAAATGGCAAAACGTTATCTTCATAAACCCGGTATATTTGAAAAGATTGCTGAAGACATCAAGTTGGAGACTCAGATGGATTTTGAGTTTCAGTGTAGTGATGTATCTACCATGAAATTCAAGAAGCGAAGAGGTCTTGAATATATATTGATGGAAGTATCATATGATAATAATACTGGTCACTACGGGGTAGCGAAAGTTAATCATTATGATAAAGTCGTCAGGTTATACGATTCTATGATAAAGGTTGAATCAGACTTCAAGACCCCTCTTGAAAATTTATTAACACAAAGATACACTCTGACTATATCTAAAAACCACCTCCAGCCAACTGGTGGATTTGTAGCTGAGTCATTTGAAAAGTTTAAAGATCCCGATTATTCTGGTGGAGTTCCTAAAAAAATATTGGAGAAAGCTTTTGAATTGTCTCAATATGATGAGCTTTCTCAACATCACTTCTGTTATGTGGAGTCTTTACTTGCTATAATGAATGATTTGGGTTTGGGTAACCCGGGTCCTGGAGATCCCAGAGATCGTCTCGTGTTCATAAAGAGAGTGGTTTGGGGTCTTATTCATAAATACATACCAGTGAGAAATACAGTACAGTGGAACTATTTTGAAACAAACTTTAGATACATCTTTGAGACTAAGAATTCACGTGGACAGCGTTTTAAAATGATTCGTGGGTATATACAGATTCCCACTGATGAAGTTAACATTAGATTGAAGACCTTGCATCTTCGTGATGACATTGACGAGAAATGGACATTGAAAGAAATAGTTGATTGGGCGGCTAGATGCGAATGTTAATAAAAATATATGTTTAAATTAAGATGTCTAACAGGCGGAATAATGCATCACCTATGAACATTAACCAAGGCAGTAGAAATGTTAATTTAAACCGAATACTTCCTCCCAACATGATGAACATCAACACAGTTCGTCCAGGAATGCTAGGTAAGCGTAAGCGTATGAATAACCGTAACGCTTCTAACAGACCCCCAAAGAGAACCGACTTATCTATGATTGCTGAAATTGGTAAAATTACTCCCGACAAGATTAACATCAAATTACCGAGACGTATAGTTACTGAATTGAGGGATCTAAACAAGAAGTCTTCGCTGAATAGATGGGAATATGGTGGTAAGATAGAGTTTAGACCCAATCCCAATGGATCAATGGTAAAGTTCAATAATCCACAGAGATTTACATCTCAATTAAGAAATGCGATTAGTGCAGAAACATTCCAATTGATGCAAAATACGTATATTTCTTACCACACCCATCCAACTGCTTATACACCAAACAATTTGAAAAATAAATCACCACCGGTTATTCGCCGGAATTCATTGCGAAAAATATTTGTGACTCTCCCAAGTGGGGCCGATATGGAGGCCTACATTGCCACTTATCCAACTATGCAGGCTAACATGATTTCAGATGAGAATGGATACTATGTCATTGACTTAATTGAGACAACTGGTAGAGGAAAACCTAATGCCGTGGAGGTCAATAGGACTATGGAGTGGTTACGCACACAACCATTTTTTCAGAGTAGATACAGAACTTTGGGGGGATATGAATATTTTGAGACTACCCTAACTGATTGGAAGAGAAGTATCAACCAAGAAATAAACCCCTTCTTACAAAGACTGTTTGGAATTTCCATAAAGTATTATGGGTACAATGACGAACCTGCAATTATAACATTAGCTCGCACATGACGTAAAAAAATATACGTATCAAATAGGACACTAGATGATTATTATTATCATTTTTATATTTTTAGTGTGTTTGTGTGTGATGTCTAGTGCATCCGTGGCATTTGCATCAAAAATACCCGTACCATTTATTAGAGAAAAACTACTAAAACTCCGTGAACGTCTTCCACCTAAACTACTTGCGTTTCTTCCTCAAGATGACAGCGACGAATCAGATCCAGCGTCTACAGGGGCTCAAACTGGTGGCTCTAGTGCATCTACCCCGTCTTCACCAGCTTCACCAGCTCCCCAAAATTGTGTGGCTACCCCAAATACCTGGGGGGCGTGTTCTGCAACATGTGGTGGTGGAACCCAAACACGTGGGTATACCATAACAACAGCTGAATCGGGTGGTGGTACATGTACACAAAGAAATAAAACAGACTCACAAGCTTGTAATACACAGGCTTGTCCACCTTCCGGATCACAGGCGGGCACTGGTGCTAACATAACAGATAGCACAGCTTCGGGTACCGCGGGGACGAATATAAGTATACCTAGTGGCACTATAGATAGTGGATTATATTACATGTATAATACTAACGATAATTCTGCGTGCTGGATACATCCAAATGATAAAACTGAAGTGAAGTGTACCCCCAATACTGCGTCAGAGTATCTGCAACAATTTAAATTTGAATATACAGGTGATGGAAATAATTACTTGATAAGTAAACCGGGTGACACACAAGGGTATTGTGGTAAAGCTTCATTTGATTGTGATTCGGGTAAAACTGCCGCTAATAAGTATGAGATATTAAAATCGGGTGATAATTATACAATTAAGAATGTTGATATATCCAAATATTGTTATCGGAGTGGATATAACAATCTTATGGTATGTGATCTGAATGGGACAAGTGATAAAACTAGTTTTAAATTAGAACTTACTGCACCAATCGAAGATGCAGTTTCTACCGCAACACCAACGCCATTTGAAGATAGATCTAAAAGTGATTTGCCATCAGGAGTTTCTGGGTATGTAGATGCTCTAGTGGAACTTTCACCGATTGTCGCGGGAGAAAGTATGGGTAAATGTTTGGGACAGACACAGTCCATAAACTCATTAGGTGGATATTATTGTGGTAAATTGACGGGTGATGATGCAAATGATAACAAAAACTATGCAAAGGGGATATATCCCACACAAGAAATAAACTACACCACAAACGCGTCATACAGAAAGAGTGTCGCTGGACACTGGGTGGCAAAACAAAATGGTGTAGATTGTTCGGATTTGATTGATTACAGTGAGGCCGTGGGGGCAACATGTTATCAGTTCGGTGATGAGATTGTAAAAATCAGGAAGGCTTCCAAGAATAAATTTAACACTATATCTAAGGCGAAAAACTGTCCAGTACTTTACTATAAGACAGTGGCAGCAAATGAGTGTTAATCCCTTTTTCGAGAAGTCTTCCCATGTGTACATCTCTGTTATTTTCTCGGTATAAATAAAAGACGAGATGTCGCAGAATAGGTTGCCTTTGGTGATGATGATGATGATGATGATGATGATGATATCTTTGTCTGCACTGGGTGCATTTTTAATGATGAGAGGTGAAGACGAGGGTGGTTCGGGTGGCTCTAGTGGCTCTAGTGGTTCGGGTGGTTCGGGTGGCTCTAGTGGTTCGGGTGGCTCTAGTGGTTCGGGTGGTTCAGGTGGTTCAGGTGGTTCAGGTGGCTCTAGTGGTTCGG